ACAGGTTACATTGGAGAAACAGGTTACACTGGTTATACAGGTTACACAGGAGAAACAGGTTATACAGGTTACACAGGAGAGACGGGTTATACAGGTTATACAGGAGAAACAGGTTATACAGGTTACATTGGAGAAACAGGTTACACTGGTTATACAGGTTACACAGGAGAAACAGGTTATACAGGTTACATTGGAGAAACAGGTTACACTGGTTATACAGGTTACACAGGAGAAACAGGTTATACAGGTTACACAGGAGAGACGGGTTATACAGGTTATACAGGAGAAACAGGTTATACAGGTTACACAGGAGAAACCGGTTACACTGGTTATACAGGTTATACTGGTCCAAAAGGTGACACAGGCATGGGGTTTATAGTATTTGCAACGTTTCCAACTGTAAATGATTTACCAAGCATAGATCCTGATGACAATTTATATGATGGTCAAAATGTTCTTGGTCAATTTACTATTATTACTGGCGGTCAAATGTTTGTTTATCTTGGGGATGCTGGTAATACTGGTCCATTAGATCCTGTTGGATACACTGGTTATAAATATGTTGGCGATGTAACAAATGAAAGTATTATTAAGGGTGATACAGGTTATACAGGTTATACTGGAGCCACAGGTTATACAGGAGATAAAGGAGAGACAGGTTATACTGGTTATACAGGTTATACTGGAGAAACAGGTTATACTGGAGAAACTGGTTATACAGGTTACACAGGAGAAACCGGTTATACTGGATATACTGGCGCTATAGGAGATACAGGAGATACAGGAGATACAGGTGCAACTGGTTATACAGGTTATACTGGAGAAACAGGTTATACTGGAGAAACTGGTTATACAGGTTACACAGGAGAAACCGGTTATACTGGATATACTGGCGCTATAGGAGATACAGGAGATACAGGAGATACAGGTGCAACTGGTTATACAGGTTACACAGGAGAAACAGGTTACACAGGAGAGACTGGTTATACAGGTTACACTGGAGAAACAGGTTATACAGGTTACACTGGAGAAACTGGTTACACTGGAGAGACTGGTTATACAGGTTACACAGGAGAAACAGGTTATACAGGTTACACAGGAGAGACTGGTTATACAGGTTACACTGGAGAAACTGGTTATACAGGTTACACTGGAGAAACTGGTTATACTGGCTACACTGGAGAGACTGGTTATACGGGTTACACTGGAGAAACTGGTTATACAGGTTACGCTGGAGAAACAGGTTATACAGGCTACACAGGAGAGACTGGTTATACAGGTTACACAGGAGAGACTGGTTATACAGGTTACACAGGAGAAACTGGTTACACAGGTTACACAGGAGAAACAGGTTATACTGGTTACACTGGAGAAACTGGTTATACAGGCTACACAGGAGAGACTGGTTATACGGGTTACACAGGAGAAACTGGTTATACAGGTTATACTGGAGAGACGGGTTATACAGGTTATACGGGAGAGACTGGTTATACGGGTTATACGGGTTACACTGGAGAAACTGGTTATACAGGCTATACTGGAGATACTGGTTATACGGGTTACACTGGAGAAACTGGTTATACAGGTTACACAGGAGAGACAGGTTACACAGGTTACACTGGAGAAACTGGTTATACAGGTTACACTGGAGAAACTGGTTATACAGGCTACACAGGATATACTGGTTATACAGGCTATACTGGAGAGACGGGTTATACAGGTTATACAGGTTACATTGGAGAAACAGGTTACACAGGTTATACTGGTTACACTGGTTATACGGGTTACACAGGGGAGACTGGTTATACAGGCTATACTGGTCCAAAAGGCGATACCGGCATGGGGTTTATAGTATTTGCAACATTTCAAACTGTAAATGAATTACCATCAATTGATCCTAATGACAATTTATACCTAGGGCAAAATGTTCTTGGACAGTTTACTATTATTACTGGCGGTCAAATGTTTGTTTACTTAGGTACCGCTGGTAATACTGGTCCATTAGATCCTGTTGGATATACTGGTTATAAATATGTTGGTGATGTAACAGATGAAAGTGTTATTAAGGGTGATACAGGTTATACCGGTTTTACTGGAGCCACAGGTTATACAGGAGATAAAGGAGAGACAGGTTATACAGGTTATACAGGATACACTGGGGAGACTGGTTATACAGGAGATAAAGGAGAGACAGGTTATACTGGTTATACTGGTTACACAGGTTATACAGGTTATACAGGAGATAAAGGAGATACAGGTTACACTGGAGAAACAGGTTACACAGGTTATACAGGTTACACTGGAGAAACCGGTTATACTGGAGAAACTGGTTATACAGGAGAAACAGGTTATACAGGTTACACTGGAGAAACAGGTTATACAGGTTACACAGGAGAAACCGGTTATACAGGTTACACTGGAGAAACCGGTTATACAGGATATACAGGAGACACAGGTTATACTGGCTATACAGGAGAGACGGGTTATACTGGTTACACAGGAGAAACCGGTTATACTGGTTATACAGGTTATACAGGTTATACTGGTTATACAGGAGAAACTGGTTATACAGGTTACACAGGTTATACAGGTTACACAGGTTACACAGGTTATACAGGTTATACAGGTTACACAGGAGAAACTGGTTATACAGGTTACACTGGAGAAACAGGTTATACAGGTTACACTGGAGAAACAGGTTATACAGGAGAAACCGGTTATACTGGTTACACAGGTGAAACCGGTTATACAGGTTACACAGGAGAAACCGGTTATACAGGTTACACAGGAGAAACCGGTTATACTGGTTACACTGGAGAGACTGGTTATACAGGTTACACAGGTTACACTGGTTATACAGGTTACACAGGAGAAACAGGTTATACAGGTTACACTGGAGAAACAGGTTATACAGGAGAAACCGGTTATACTGGTTACACAGGTGAAACCGGTTATACAGGTTACACAGGAGAAACCGGTTATACAGGTTACACAGGAGAAACCGGTTATACTGGTTACACTGGAGAGACTGGTTATACAGGTTACACAGGAGAAACTGGTTATACAGGTTACACAGGAGAAACTGGTTATACAGGTTACACTGGAGAAACCGGTTATACTGGTTACACTGGAGAAACCGGTTATACTGGTTACACTGGAGAGACTGGTTATACAGGTTACACTGGAGAAACTGGTTATACAGGTTACACAGGAGAAACTGGTTATACAGGTTACACAGGAGAAACCGGTTATACTGGTTACACTGGAGAAACCGGTTATACTGGTTACACTGGAGAAACCGGTTATACAGGTTACACAGGAGAGACGGGTTATACAGGAGAAACTGGTTATACAGGTTACACAGGTTATACAGGTTATACAGGTTACACAGGAGAAACTGGTTATACAGGTTACACTGGAGAAACCGGTTATACAGGATATACTGGAGAGACTGGTTATACAGGTTACACAGGAGAGACTGGTTATACAGGTTACACAGGAGAAACAGGTTATACAGGTTACATTGGAGAAACAGGTTACACAGGTTATACTGGTTACACAGGAGAAACAGGTTATACAGGAGAGACTGGTTATACAGGTTATACTGGTCCAAAAGGTGATACCGGAATGGGGTTTATAGTATTTGGAACATTTTCAACTGTGAATGAATTACCACCAATCGATCCTAATGACAATTTATACCTAGGGCAAAATGTTCTTGGACAGTTTACTATAATTACAGGAGGTCAAATGTTTGTTTACTTAGGTACCGCTGGTAATACAGGTCCTGTTGGATATACTGGTTATAAATATGTTGGTGATGTAACAGATGAAAGTATTATTAAAGGTGATACAGGTTATACTGGTTATACAGGTTACACAGGAGAGACTGGTTACACCGGCTATACAGGAGAAACCGGTTATACAGGTTACACAGGAGAGACTGGTTATACAGGAGAGACTGGTTATACAGGTTACACAGGAGAGACCGGTTATACAGGTTACACAGGAGAGACAGGTTATACAGGTTACACGGGAGAGACTGGTTATACAGGCTATACAGGAGAAACCGGTTATACAGGTTACACAGGAGAGACTGGTTATACAGGTTACACGGGAGAGACTGGTTATACAGGCTATACTGGAGAGACTGGTTATACAGGCTATACTGGAGAGACCGGTTATACAGGTTACACTGGAGAGACCGGTTATACAGGTTACACGGGAGAAACTGGTTATACAGGTTATACAGGTTACACGGGAGAGACTGGTTACACCGGCTATACAGGAGAAACCGGTTATACAGGTTACACAGGAGAGACTGGTTATACAGGTTATACAGGAGAAACCGGTTATACAGGTTATACAGGTTACACGGGAGAGACTGGTTATACAGGCTATACAGGAGAAACCGGTTATACAGGTTACACAGGAGAGACTGGTTATACAGGTTATACAGGTTACACGGGAGAGACTGGTTATACAGGCTATACAGGTTACACAGGAGAGACTGGTTATACAGGAGAGACAGGTTATACAGGTTATACAGGAGAAACAGGTTATACAGGTTACACGGGAGAGACTGGTTATACAGGCTATACTGGAGAGACCGGTTATACAGGTTACACGGGAGAAACTGGTTATACAGGTTACACGGGAGAGACAGGTTATACAGGTTACACGGGAGAAACTGGTTATACAGGTTACACTGGAGAAACCGGTTACACAGGTTACACAGGAGAAACAGGTTACACTGGAGAAACAGGTTATACAGGTTATACGGGAGAGACCGGTTATACAGGTTATACAGGAGAAACAGGTTATACAGGTTACACTGGAGAAACAGGTTATACAGGTTATACGGGTTACACAGGTTATACAGGTTACACTGGAGAAACAGGTTATACAGGTTATACAGGAGAGACTGGTTATACGGGTTACACAGGTTACACTGGAGAAACTGGTTATACAGGTTACACAGGAGAGACAGGTTATACGGGTTACACTGGAGAGACAGGTTATACAGGTTATACAGGTTACACAGGAGAAACAGGTTATACAGGAGAGACTGGTTATACAGGTTACACTGGTTATACAGGAGAAACAGGTTATACTGGTTATACGGGTTACACTGGTTACACTGGTTACACTGGTTATACTGGTTATACAGGAGAGACTGGTTATACAGGCTATATTGGTTTTACGGGTTATACTGGATACACCGGTTATACTGGTGATATTGGACCTAATGGTCCTACTGGTTTCACTGGTCCTACTGGTTTCACTGGTCCTGCTCTTACTACATTGACGGAGAATTTAAACTGTGGAAAATTTAATATTACAAATCTTAATAGTATCGAATTTGTAGATACAGCAGACGTAACATATACATTAGGCGGTGGTCTTTATGCGCAAAATAGATTTGATTTTGTGGGTGCAACTGGTGGTTATTCTTTTGATAGTGATGTGTCATCATATGATGGAGCAACTGGACGAAACTATTATAATAGTTTAAATACATCTGCACAACATATTTTAGCTCTTGAATATAAAATAAATGAACTGATCGCAACTATAAATAGTCTAACAAATGGTTCGATAAGTACAGTTACTACATTGCATCCATAAATAATTTGATAGATTCAATCCATATCAATATCCATAATAATAATTTTAATAAATTATTATCATGCATTATATAACTTTAAAAATACAAAATTATTTATTTATATTATATATATATATATATATAATGACTGCTTCAATAAAAGGAATAGTAACAACAATAAATGAATTAGATGAAATATCAAGTCCAGTTCCAGCACCAGATGACAAATATGCTGTTCGTCAGAATTTTAAAATATATATTTATGATGGCACAAATTGGAATTTTGATAGTGGTATAACAACTGTGGATTTCTTCGGTGATTTAGATACAATAGATCCTACTCCAACACTCGGTAATTCATATATTGTGGTTGAAGACGGAAAACTATATGAACTGACTGATTCAAATCCAAATCAGTGGACAGAGATCGGTGATTTTTTTATAAGTCGTACCAACTATGTTTCATCTCTAACTTTATATCCACCAGACTCGTTTCTAGGACAAACAGGTTATACTATTGGAGCTAATCAATCATTAGGTGGTCTTGCAATCGAGAGTGATTTATTAATTAGTGGTTCTGTTAGTATTATGAGTGGTGGTAAAGGGTCTGAATATACATTGCCATTAACAGGTCCAACTGGTCCAAACCAAGTTATTATATCAGGTGCAGGTAATGGATTAATTTTTGGAAGTGTTTCAACAAGTACAGGTTCAACAGGTCCAACAGGTCCAGCTGGACCAGGATTATTTAACTTAAGGTATATATTAAGAGATCCAAATTCAAATACCGTTATAACAAGCAATAGTATAAGATTAAGAACAGTTGGAGATATAATCGAGACTTTAGAGAGTTATAATAATGTAGAAAATGGTTTATATTTTCAATGTTCATTACCAGACACTGGAACAATAGATGGTCAATCAATAGGTAATGTAGTATTTGGAACAAGTAATTTTATAGGTATCATGTCCGGATTTAACAAGATAAAATGTAATTATGTTGACGAAAATGTTGCATATGGTACCAATACTGAATATGGATATGAACCAGGAGACATATTTCAAATATATGAAGACGGAATAAGTGCAAAATATTATATAAATGGAACATTCCTAGAAGAGATATTATATAGTAACATATCGAATATGTTGGAACAAAGAGGTGGGTTTGCAATGATTGGAATAGAAAATGACTTGTTATTTGAAAATATATCAATAATTGTAACAGGATCAAGAGGTGTACCAGGCGCAACAGGTCCAACAGGTCCAACAGGTGATACAGGTGATACAGGTGATACTGGACCAACAGGTAATACAGGACCAACAGGTCCAACAGGACCAACAGGTCCAACAGGTGATACAGGACCAGCTGGTCCAATTGCAGGTTCAAGCGGTCAAATTATTTATAATTATGCAGATGCACCTAATGGAAGCACTGGACTTACATACAACCAAGATACACAAACTTTGTCAGCAACAAATGTGAGTATAAATTCCAGATTATCTATTGGACCTACTGGAACATATGATATATTAATTGATAAAGGTTCAACGGGAATGATATACATTAATTCAAATATTATACCAACACAACATGCGACCTATAATTTAGGTTATCCAGGAACACCAATACCAGGACCATCTGGTACAACAGGATTTACAGGTGGAATATGGTTCGATTATATATGTGGCGTACACCTTGTTACAAGTGGACGTTCAATTGTTCTAATAGACGATGTAACAGGACAGAAATATCCAATTAATGTAACAAATGGAAATTTAGAATTTCCATTTGGTAGTACAATAGGTGGAGTTAATCCAGGAACCATCAAGATTAAAGGAGCATTAGATAATACAGAATCTCTACCAAGTGGTAATGGAACAACAGGTGCAACTGGATATGTAGAAGGAGGTGTAATAGTTGGAGACGCATATGTAATTGGAGGAAATTTATGGGTTTGTTCCAGCTTTGATGTAGTAACCGATCTGGCAATATGGCAAGATGTAGGTGAATTTCGAGGTCCCAAAGGTGATATCGGTCCAACAGGATATACAGGTTATACAGGTTATACTGGTTATACAGGTTACACAGGAGAAACAGGTTATACAGGTTACACTGGAGAAACAGGTTATACAGGTTACACTGGAGAAACAGGTTATACAGGTTACACAGGGGAGACGGGTTATACAGGTTACACAGGAGAAACCGGTTATACAGGTTACACTGGAGAAACCGGTTATACAGGACCTACCGGATATACTGGTTATACTGGTCCTACAGGTGCAACAGGTGCAATAGGTGCAACAGGTTATACTGGTCCAGCAGGTTCCGGTGTTAGTGATGGTATGCTTCGTGCTTTGAATTTAAATTTATTAGTTCCTACAGTAGTAAACTCAGTTGTATGGAATAATTTATCAAATGCTGAAAAACTGGCTTGGAAAGGTGGCGATTCTTCAACCGCTGATCCAATAGCAGGGACAAATAATTCGTGGAATTTTACAAAAACATCAGGATTATCTAAAATTAATTGGACACTACCAATAGATTTAAGTGCTTATACATTCCAAGATTTACAATCCGTTTATGCTATAGTAAAATTCAACACTTCTACAAATATTTCAACTGAAGGGACGCTTTGGTTGCAAATTCAAACAAGTCCTGCAATTGGATCAAATGCTTTTAGAACAAGATGGAATTACAGTAATTCAGCCACAGCAGTAAATCAATTTCTATATTCGTATAAATTATTTGCGTTAGACACTATAACAACTACTATAAGCGCAAACTTAGGAAAAGGACAAGAGGTAGGACAAACCAAATTCAAAGGTAATCCTTGTGATGTAGAAGCAAATTTATGGTCTATTGGTTTAAATAAATTAGTAGCTTCTCCTACAGGCGATACATCAGCTGGTTATACACTAGCACCAATCCAATCTGTGGCACTTAATACCAATTCAGGCACATCAGCATATAATTTTGATGTGATCGCTATTGGTGTCAATAATATTAGATATAATTTATTATTTGCTGCTCCATAGGCTCTACTGCTCAAGCCCTTCGGGTTTGAACTTCACACGAAGTTCATAGACGAGCATTAGCCGTCGTGTAAAATTTAACATTACTGTTGTTCTGGAATATTAATAAAACCAATGACTTTTTAAAATTTTAATGAGTTCATATTTATATCCATAAAAACAGAGATATCTAAGTATAAAATTATAATATTAATAAAACTATTTTTTTTATAATCATATATAGATTATAAAAAAGAGAGTAACATAAAATAAACAGATGGATTAAAAAATAATAGAAAAAAGAAAAAGGATATATAATGTAATATAATAAGATGGATAAAGATTTAGAGAAATATTTGGATACATTAAATTTAAATGAATTGAATCAATTATGTATAATATTAAAAATAAAATGTAATGGTTCGCGAACTGACATATATAAGAAGATAAATATAAACAATACATTTGATTCAGTATATAGAATAATATCAGTAGCAACAAAACATAAATATATAATAGAATGTAATGGTGTATATCCTCATATATATTATGGTGATGAATTATTATCAAATAATATACAAATAAATAAAAATTATATGGTAATAAATGATAAAAAATGTGATATATGTAATAATATATGTGTATTACATCTATATGAAAATATGTTCCATATAGCAGATAAATCGGATAGATTATTAATAAAAAACAAAGAAATAAAGAATGATGAAAATTGTTATCAATATTGTGTATTATTATAAATTTAATTAAATAAAGTGAAAGATGGTTCATTTAATGGTTCCTGAAACATCTCATTATAAATAACAGTTTTAAGTTTTTTTAAATCTTTACGATTTAATTTATTATCTTCAATAATTTTTTTAATTTCTATTTTAAGACGTATAATTTCATCACTACCAATAATATTGATGTCAAAATTGTTCCATAAATTGATTCTCTTTTTATTTTCAATAATTTCTTTTTCTAATGAACAAATATCATTATAAAAAATTTCACAATCTTTAACGGTCTTCATAATATGGTTTTCACTTAATGGTATATTAATTTTAATATTTTTTAATTCGTTAAGATCTAAAGTTCGAAGATTGGTTCCCTTAGAATGTATATATATATCATCTATATGTTTATATAAAAAAAATCCGATATATTGATGTAATAAATTGTTTTCATCTCTCATACTAATTGATATATAATTTTCATCCAAATATAATTTATAATTAGTAAGATTGAGATTAGGTCTATTTCTATCAATAATAATATTAAACCGTTCTCTATTATAGTTATCAATTTTTTTAGAAAATTTATCTCCATAAATAGGATATTCTGTAACAGTTTGTAATGTGTTCATTCTATCAGGAGCTGATTTAGATAATTCAGAATCGTCATCGTTTGACGAATTAGAATTATTTCTATTTTTTTTAGAACTATTAATTTTAAATTTATCAAAAACATTAATATAATTGTCATCAATTTTGGATCCAGCAGTAAAGATACATAATTCGTCTAATTTTTTAGTGTAATAATATTTATTTTCATCATCTGGAATATCAAGATATAAAGATTGACGATAATTACGTTGGAATTCATATGTTCTACAATATGTTTCATTATCGTCTTTAACAACTTTTTTGTGCTTAATATATTCCATATCTAAAATGATATTAAATAATGAAATAAACTCGTATTTGATGGTATTTTGTTCTCTAATTAAAATAGAATAATCATCTAATAGTTCTTCAAAATATTTTTTTTGTTCGGTTGAATCCATTATTATTAATAAGTGATATTTTTTTATATATATATTATAATATATATAAACAAATATGAATTCATTACAATATTCTGACAGTTCAATTAAAACGGAATTTATACAAAATTATGGATCATACGCATCCAAGTTTCCAGCATTAGATTCATTAGGTAATCAACGATCAACTGATTATATATTATATTCAGTATTTGCATTTGTTTTGATGGTAATAATGTTCGTTGTAACACAAGATAAAATAGATCCAGTTACAAAACAAACACTACCTAAAACAACCATAGATAATATTTTAACATATGTTAAATATGCATCCATCGTTCTGTTCCTATTAACTCTATCATATAATGGTTATATGTATTTTTTCGTTTATTTAACACAATATAGTAAATGGTTGTTAACTTTACCTGATACTGCTAAAGCATCGTTGCTATCTATAAATACTTTAGATTCTATAATTGCACAACAAAATAGTATTAGAAATGCACAAATAAATAAACCAAATCCTGGTATCTCTCTCGACTTCGGTAATCAATCTATTACCATCCGTTAAACATCGAATTTTTATCTAAATTAAAATAATTAAGATGCCATTTAAGTGGCCATGCTTCAGTTTTATCTATTTTTTTAATATTTTTATTTTTAAAACAGATTAATGGACTCAATTTATCATTATTAATCGTGTTAGGAGGACATAATATGGTATCTCTATCATCTGATGGTATTATATTAGTACCATTTATTTCCACTGATATTTTATTATAATTTGAACACATATTATATATATATATATAAACTATATATAATATTTTATAAAGTAATGTAAAGTATTATAATATTTTTATTCCATCGTGATTGTAATATCAGGTAATTCCAACATATCATCGTCAGAACCGATAGAGATATTAAAATTATTATATCCAATATTATAATCAATATAAATTTGTTTTAATGTTTTATTTAAATTGACATCAATAACATCGGAGAATAAAATGGTTCTATTAAATATAATCATAGTAATAGGTATATTAAATAAATTAGATAATTGTTGAACAAGATCTTTCAAAATAATATTAGAATTATATGAAAATTTATTTTGGGACCATTCATTGAATTCAATATTATTAATCATATTTTTTTTAGGCGGATTTGGTTCTCCATCTATAAAAAGATTGGTTGCCAAATTAATGAAATATGATTTATAATCAGATATTGAACGTTCTTTATTGATAACATATTTCAACATTTCTAATGTAATAAGACTAGCAGTTGCAGCAGTAGTAGTGGCAAGTGCAGGGATAATACGTCCAGCAATACCTTTAACTTCAAAAAATGTGGCATTCGGAATTTTATATATTGAAGCTCTAATATTAGAACAAGCAGTAATATATGCGATATGACGGTTATCATCATTATCTTTATCAAATGTTGCAGGTGTAATAGCAATATTGTCACCAAACCTAATAAATTCTCTATCAATCTCAATATTGAGACTATAATCCGGATCATCAATATACATATTAAAATCAATTTCATAATAATTATAATTAATAATCTTATTTTCATCATATTTGATGTTTCTTGTATTATATGTATCAATTAATAAATATGTGGTAGCTAACATATAATCATAAAATATGTTTTTAGGAATAGGACCATTTGGTGCTCTCTTTCCATTTGACCAAAATAATGTTCCATTTTCTTCACTATCTAATGGATGTGCATCTAAAATTTTTCTGATACGACGAATAAATCGATCATAAAATAGACAATATGCCCATTGAATATAACCATCAATTGAATTAATAGAACTAATATATGTAAGCATCTTAATGATACGATTATTAACAATATTATGGTTATCACTTTCATTTAAAAAATATTTGATTAATGATTGTGGCTCTTTATCAAATAGATTCGTAAAATCTTCCATCGCATAGAAAATTGTATGAACAATTAATGATGGAAAATGTTTAATAGTGCATACTGCATATGAAATTTCACCTTCTGGATCTTTTGAAGCTCCATATGTTTCAGTTATATTCGGAATAATTGGTTGGGTATTACCCGAATTACCCATTGTTCCGGATTCAAATAATGGTTTCATATATTTTTTTATATTCGCATCCACGTATAATCTTGCTTTTAAATTATCTAATGCATTGAAAACAATGTCTATTTGAGGGAAATGTTGATCTACAAATTTTTGATTATCAATGTCTAATTTATCCGTATATGGTTTAACATCTACATTTGGGTTATATTTCATAATTTTATTAGATGCAATAATACTTTTACTTTTATTAATGTCATTCTTTCTGAATAAAAATTGTCTACTTAAATTAGATAACTCAATATGGTCCGGATCTGTTATCTCAATATTACGGATGCCAATTGATGCTAAATTTTTTAATAATTCACAACCAATCGCTCCTGAACCAACTATAAATATTTTAAGACCTTGTAACTTAACAATATTTTCTAATGATGGTCTATAATATATACTATCAGATGGATCCTGATCCCATTTAAATATATTTACTTGATCAAATGGCATATATTTATTTGTAATTGATTTAATACATTCAGATGCAAGAATTGAACCAATAAAACTTTGAATTAATGGATTAACTCTATATGTTTCAATTAAATGGTCCAGTTTATTATCTATATAAAAATTTAATATCGGTTTATGATTTAATACCATCTGGTCCTTTATACGTTCCATATATCCATTTATAAATTTAATATCATTAATTGTATCTATTAATGATGTTTCAAATGTTGTTCTATTTATGATCTTTAATACCAATAATTCATATGTTAAATCATTCATTATAACCTTTATTTTGTTATTTTTTGATAAATTATGTTTATTTGCTGTTTTTATTGTTACCTTACTATCTATAATTAGATCTAATATAACAACTCTTTCATAATTTTCTCCATCAATATCAGTAATATGGTGAATATTAAAATCATTTATAATTTCCATCTCATCTTTATACACATTTAATACTATAAATTTATTTGTATCTCTAAAATTATTATTTAATTCCATCACTCGGATCGGATTATGATTAATAAAAATCATTGTAGCATTTTTATACTCTTCATTTGTATAATCCTCATCAACATTTAATAATCTTATAATGGAATCACTATTGAGATCATTTAATTCGTCTCTAATCCGGTTATAAGTAATGTTATGTATATTCCCAAAAAATGGTTCATCACTGTCATCTATTTTTATATCATATGTTGATTCATCAAAATTTGATATATTAATATTAATATCTTGTTCTAAATTATGGTCTTTTACAATGTATATTTTATTAACACCACTTAAAATTAAATTTTTACCAACTTCAAATAAAAGGTCGGATTTTTGACCAAATAATATTACTGTTGAATTTTGTATTTTTTTTGTGCCATCTATACCATAAGTACGTGATTGCCTGTCATACATATCAATATTTGCGTTCATTAAATATATTTATATCATTTATATTATTTTATTATATTATACTTATAATTTATCAATTTTTTTCTTATATATATATATGGCTTTTACAATTACTTTAAACACTACACCAACTTATTTGGTTTCAGGACAGGTCTATCCCATCACATGTTTTAATTCATCTGGAAATTTTCCGGATTCTACATCTTATAAAATTGTTGCAAGCGACGTTAATAAGACACAGCTAGGCATTGGCACGTCTGCAGGTGGTGCAGGAGCGTCTTCATCCTTTAATATTTCAATAACGGTTCCATTTTCTGGTTTCTCATATGGTGACTCAATTGGTTATTATTTGGTACTGACAAATGATGAAACTTTTGCTGCACTAACAGAAACGACATCAAGTACTTATGTTCAATATCCATCATTTGTTGATACGGGAGCATCACAATCAACCGCAACAAATAATGTAGAATTTCAAATCACATATAGAAAGTATAACGGCGGATTTTATAGTAGTGCTGTAAATTATTCTGTAGATTATTCAACAGATGGAGGAAGTACATATAGTGGAACACCAATTAGCATTAATAATTCGTCTACCGATACACTTACATTTAGCGCAATAAAAATACCATATACAGGATCTGTGTTAGTTAAACTTTATAGTGGTGTTGATCCAGCGTTTATTATAGAAAATATATCTACTGTAACATTATCAAATTTAATTGAAGCAACCGTAGATTCAACTACAACGATTGCTGGTGTTGATGTTTTAAAATATTTTTCTATCAAAGTGTTTCCTGTAAGTGGCAATTCATTTGATAATGGGGGACAAAACATTTATAAACTTAAATATGGACCAACTTCAGATACATCCGCCGATATTACTAATGGGAAACTTAATACATTAAAAACTATTAATACTTTTGAGTCGTCATATTTATTGTTTCCAAATAATTACCTATCAACAGGAGATGCGAGTAAAACATTTTATTTGTCGGTATGGCATACAGAGTCTGGTACTGATGTTCAGGTTGGTACATCTTGGACAGTACAGATGGACGTAGCTTGTTTTAATTATGGAACAAAAATATTATGTAATAAAAATAGATATATTGCGATTCAAGATTTGAAAAAAGGAGATTTAGTAAAGACCTATAAAAATGGATATAAAAAGATTGCAATGATTGGAAAGAATAAGATGATAAATGATCCCAAAAGTAAATTAAATTGTATGTATAAGATGGGAAATTTAATGATAACAGGAGGTCATTCAATATTAGTGAATAGTTTGACAGATGAACACATCAATAACTATAAAAGAGATAACATATTTCAAACCGATAAAGAAAAGAAGATAGATGATAAATATTTATTATTATCATCATATTCTGATAAGTTTGTAAAGATGGAGGACAATAAAGAATATACGTACTATCATTTTGTTTTAGAGAATGATGGAGACAATGAAAAACGTTATGGAGTATGGGCGGAAGGTATATTAGTAGAAACACCATCATATAATTTATATATGGAACATAATTGGTCCTAAACTTAAATTTAAACTATAATAATTTATTTATATATAAAATAAATAAAATTAATTTATTTTATAATAAAAATTTTAATTATGAATAACATCTTTAATGAGAGCAGTTTGTAATAACCAATAATCAGTACTTGAGGGTCTTCTATTAGTTCCGTCTTCTAAAAGGGAACCTCTTGACTGAACCATATGTTCATCAACATTATCAGGAACGATAATAGGTTGATATGTAGTGTTGATATCATAATATGGAGTTTTATAATTAACATTATTAGTCGATAGTAGAGAACTATCAGGAAATGATTTATTTTTATAATCATCTATGTTAAGATCAGATTTACTAAATTTAAGAAACATTTCATTTTTATCTTTATCATTAGATTTATTATGGACGTCGTCATATTGAACAAAACTTTCATATGGTCTCATATTACTGGGAATAGCATAATTTAACTCATTATTATGTAAATATTTTAGATTAGAAATCGAATGATTAAATTCAAGAGGTATATCATTTTTTTTTAAATAAAATCGTAATCCTTTAACAAATAAAGATTTTTCCATAAAAGTGTCCATTTTTTCAGTTTGAAGTTGAGCGATAAAATTATCATTCATTTGGTCATTTTTCAGTGCTGTTCTACACGTATCAAATGATTTTAATAATTTATCTGTATCATAACAAAATTTAGTATAATCATCAATGTATTTTAAAACAGATTTTCTATTACCATATGATGTTTCATCATTCGATGTATTAATCAAATTATAATAATTATTATAATCATTTTCAATCTTTAAAACTTGTTCATCATATTCAGTTTTTAGGTCAAAAAGTTTTTTTGATTTAGAGATTGACAAATCCTTTAATTGACTCTGAATAGATGTTTGTTTAGAATTAAATTCAATACACTCATTTTTTAGATCTTGAATATTAATATTAAGTGTATTATTAAAATCTTGATCAGTAAATTTAGTGAAATCATTAGTAGTATCTAATAAAGAGGCGTAGTTATTAGTTGGAACATTAGATGTATTCATTATATATAATATGATATATAATGAATATCTTTAAATAAAGTATATTATACAAAAGAATTATTTTTTTGTTCAACAGTAATATTAGGAACAACGTCGACGTTGAAATATTTTAACATTTGTATTAGTTTAATGCTATTGGAGTTTGTTTCATTAGTAGCAGACATAGAATATTGTAAAAATAATAGTCCAATTATACCAATACATCCGGCAATCAAACTAAACAATTTATTATCTAAATATGCACTAACAAAAGATAAAATATTACTCAAAAAAAATAAAATTTTAGCAATTACAGAAAATATATTGGAAACATTATAACACTTTTTTTGGTCTTTTGATGCTTCTCTAATGTCCGATACAATGGTTTCTTGTATATCTTTTGTTAAATTCAATTTAACAAGTTCTGTTGTATATTTTTCATCAGGTTGGTTTATCATTAATTATCTATATTATGGAAAATCCTTAAACTAATTTGTATGGTTTTATTTTTTTGGATTTTAATGATCTGATTCTATTTCTATTTATATAACCACCTTCTTGAACAACTTCTGGATTTGTATCTGTTGGGAGTTCAGTTGGAATATCGGCGGCTACATCTGTTGTTGCTTCTATATCTGGAATATTCTCTATTTCTGTTGTATCAATCACTTTACTGCTCGCAACAGCTTGTTCCGCTACATCTTGTGCTTGTTCAGCTACATTTTGTGAAACATCTTGTGCTTTTTCAACAACAGTATTAATAACATTATTTGGATCTGTTAATAATAATTTAAATAATGGGTTAGCTACAACTTCTTTAACTTTATGAGAATTGGACATATCAAATGGACCTAATAATTTATCTAAAATATGTTGTTTAGATTTAATAGTATCAATTAATTTTTGTGCAGGTTCAGGAAGTACACGTAATGCTGACTTAGTTAAAGATAGTAATCTATTAAATTCACCATCAGTTAATGCTCCATCTAAACTTGCTTTAAGTTTATCTAATACATCAGAATCCATATTATCAGGATCGCCAAGCTTGATAGCAAGATTAAGAATTTGTTTAACTTGAGGAGGAATAAGATTGAGCCCAGGAATGGTTCCAGAAATTGCCTCATCATTCAATGTATATAATACAAATAAAACTAATAAAATAACGCCTAATACCATATTTTTGATGCCATTAACTGTTTTAAATTTAAGATTGATATCAGTAATAGCAGCATAAATTGCACCAATAATCGCAAATGATACTATTATAAATATGGAATTAAATATGTAGTCAAATTCAAGTTTGATTAATTGAACTGGTAACCACATACTTATACCAAAATATAATATTAATACAATAACCATCATTGTTAGAGCATCATTCATACTGACATCCCATAAAGATAATTTTTCTTTATCTAAATCTTCTTTTTTAATGGAACCAGAATTGTGTGACATAAAAATAAGAAAAGTTATCAAAAATGTAATACCAAAAAAGAACATATATTTGATAAGAGCATAATATTGATCACCTGGAAATTTACCAAATAAAACAGGTAGAAAAGGTATAACATAATTATTGGTAACTAATAAATATGCGATTGATTTAACTAATATATCAGCCATGTATATATTATAATAATAAAATTAAAATTATAACATATATAAATTAAATCATATATCAAATATTAAATTAATATTTAATTATATAAGTCATTACTAACGAAGGTTGGATGTTGTTATGTGCTTGACCTCCTCCTGTAGAATTAATAGTTAATGCTGTTAAACATAAATCGACTATTTTTGCCTCAGTTTTCTTATCAGAATCTATAATTCCAGCAGCAACATCACTAGTATTTTTTATACATTAATATATATATATATATATATATATATATATATAAATCTATATATATTAAAAACATATTGTATGAAATTATATTTATTGTAGAGAGATAAATAGTGATCTTTTAAAATCATTTAAATTTTGAGTTCCCATACCTAAATTGCATCCGATACAAATTGGTTCTAAATTACTCAAAATAGTTTGTCCACCTAAAATTTCAGCAATAATATGTCCAGCATGAAAATTATCAATTTCCAGATTATCGTTACAACAGAAACATGTGCCATTCATATTGGAACCATTTCTTTTTTTCCATACCTCTTTTCTTAATTTTGAAGGTATTTTAATTTTAGGTTTAAATGGACATCCAATTTCAATATCATCTAAATTGTTAAAAATAAAATCACTAATATTAATATTATCATAAGCAATAAAGAAATTATTATTAGAACATTTATCATAATCTTTATTGGTCATACAATATTGTCTAACATTTCTAACTTGCATTTCTAATAATTTTAATTGAGCATCCGAATTACCACGCATAATACTATCTTTAAAAAAATCAACATCATTATAATTACCATTATTAGAGTCATCATATAGTTTTTTAACAGCGTCAGGATTGAATAAAGAAATAAATTCATCAATATGGTAATTATGATTGGAATCTGTTTTATTTTTTGTTTTACGAAAAGCTTTACCGAAAGTATTAGACAACCAATCTTTAACCTTTAAAATGGTAGATCGAATAACTTCATTATTAAAATAAAGATAGATAGGTTCAATCTGTGTATTAGTATTAATAGTAGCGAAATGAGATTCCATTTGTTGAGTAGTATTAAATCGAATAATAATAATACATATAGGATGGTTATAATTAATATTGCTTTCAATAATTTCTTTAATAGCAATAAAACGATGTTGTCCATCAATAATATAATAACTATCAGAACACATATCAACAACACCAATAGTAATAAAACCTTGTTGAATCAACCAATTATTCGCATTATTAGTGATCATATTTTTAATATTATTAATTTTTTCAAGATCGATATCACGTTGAAATTGAGGAATTTTAAGGAAATTTTTATTAAATGCATTAACCAACATTTTGGAATCAACGAGTTTGATAATGGTATCAGAATTATTATACATTTCTTTTCCAGCGATTGAATTATTAATCTTAAAATTAGTTTGCATTAATTATAAATGAATTTAATGATACATATTTATATCGATTTTTTGAATGATCATATTTAAAAATCAATAACATTATTAGATAGTCCATTATTTAATTCATTAATTGGTCCATTAGATGAAATATTTTTTTTAAGGATTCTAACAATGATTTCATTATATCGTTCGGTCATTTTGGATGCATTAGTTACTCTATCGGATCTTCCAACATGTTCATTGACATCATTTTTTTTATAATATGAATTATTATTAAATTTTAAAAATAATTTATTATTAGATTCATTATTAAAAAAGTCGACAACAGTAGATAGATCATTTGCTCCATAATTTGCATAAATACATGCATAAATATAACATAATTCAGGAACTATTTTAGTTGTAATATTATTGTTATTAGAAATCCATGTAATGAATTCGATAGATAATTGTTTAATAATATTGACATCATTTCTAAGTTGTGCGACTGGAAGTCCGATACCATTATTTGCTTCCAAATATTTTCTAATATTGATATCTAAATAATTAATTTCCAAAGATTTTTTATCAAAAATAAGGAATGATCTAATAAGAAAATAAATATTAAAACTTTCATCGTGTTTTAATTTTGTTTTTTTATTAAGATCAATTTTTTTAATAAATTTAATATCATTTAAAATTTTCAATAAATGTTCAGAACGAATACAAGTCATAATTTTATTGTTATCTAAATTTCGCAATTTAACATATGATTCTACTTTTTCACCATTTTGTAATCTATTAAATATTTGACATTTTATATTTATATTTAAACCATTTTTTACCTGATCGATAATATGGAAACTCATCTGGAAATTATCAAATTTATCTCTCTCTTCATCCGTTAAATTTCTATATTTCATTGAACGACTATTATGACTTCTATAACGTAATTCAATTAATTTATCATTATGCATATTATAAAATACACGATCATTACCAATCTTTAAATATATATATTTTTCTTTATCCGAATTTGGATATTTGATACCTTCAATATACATTTTAATGGTAGTTAAACGGTGTTGACCGTCAATACATTCATATAGATGGTTTAGTGATTTCTTTTTATTTTCCTTTTTTTCGACTTCTGATAATTTATAAATAACATAATTTGGAACTATCCATCCTCTATATATTGTATCTATAAATGTTATCATCTTCTCATTACTCCAACTTAATTCTCTTTGATATTCTGGTCTTAGTAATAATTTATCTTTCTCTAAATATTCCGAATATATTGATCTAACACCTTTATTGGTTATCGTCGTACTTAAATCTGGTATTGGTTCTTCTTCTTCAGATTCAGAAGACCAATCACTATCATTATTTACAATATTTGGCGAAATAACGTCAATATTTGTAGTATTTAATTGACTACCATTTGGAGCTGGAACAATCATTTTTTTAATGCTCATTTATAATGTATAAATTAATATATATTATTAACTAATCTTTATAATATCAATTTTTTATATATAACAATAACCATAATAGATCATTATTATTTAGTGTTTGTTTTTATAGATAAATATTGATATTTATCTATAAAAAATAAATAGATTTTCTAAATGTCTATAAATTAGAAAACTGTATAAACATTAATAAGTAGATGTGATACTATTTAGATGTGACATATAATCGTACATTTGTTTGGATAATTTATATGATTTAACTTTTGTATCAATTTTATCAGACGATTTTAACGAACTATAATTTTGTAAAACATTGACATTTGGTGATGATAAATATTTTTCAACATTGAGTCCATTGAATGTACAATAATCATTTAATTGATTTTTTTGTTTGATAGAAAGATTGTTATAGTTAGATGCCATTATGTATATATATATATAATATTATTTTGTTAAATTATTTTTAATTATATTGTTTATAATTTATTAGATTTAATAGAAAGATTCATATTATTGAAGCCATTATTATAATAAGAAGATGGAACAATATCTAAAGTTTGTGATTTATTAATACCATATTTATTTAATATTAATTTATTAGAAGCATTAAATTGCCTAATTGGTGGTAGTGTTGCAATTCCTAAACAATTTGTATTCATTGAAGAGGAAGATGCGGATTGATACCATGTTGAACCATCATATGAATATTGTATTGAACTATTACCTTGAATATTAGGAAAACCACCAACAATAAATTTAGTACCATCCCATATGGCACATTTAGCGTTACTAAAAACATTATTACCACTGGATGCATTTATAAATGTATAACCATTATCATCAGAATAATAAATAGATGTAGGGGATACTGCGATAAGTCGTGATCCATTAAATGCAAAGTCATTAATAATTAATTCATCAGATATCGAACTATCATACCAATCTATACCATTTGTTGAAATTAAAATATAACAATTAAGTGATTCCAGACTTCTTCCAGTAGTTATCCATCTTGTTCCGGACCATATTAATGCAGATAAAAATAACAAATTACTGGAATTTGTAGAGGTCCAAACGATACCATTAGTGGAAGTCAATATAGGATTAGGGTTTAGAAAAGGGCCAGATTGACTGTTAGTACCTATAGCAATCCAATAAGAACCATTCCATGCAACTTTATTGCATGTATCACTATATTTAGATCCAGAACATTTATTCCAATTAATACCATCATATGAATAATAAAAATTAGATCCATTCGGATCATTAGTATTATAAGATCCGGCGGCGATCCATAATGTTCCGTTCCATACAACGGTTATTCCAATTAATAAATTAGTCGAAACACCATGCCATTCAATCGTATCATATGAATATGCAATACTATATACACCATCACCAACAGCAACCCATATATTACCATTAAAAGCGACCGCACGACCATTTATAAACACGTTATTAATACCATTCCAATTAATACCATCATTGGAATTTGCTATTGAAAATATTCCATTCCCCACATAAACATATTGATTATAAATTGTAACAGCTCCCTCACAATTATTATTTGTAATTGTTGACACATCATTTGGAATATCATTGTAATTAAAATTAATACCATCATATGACGATACTATAGTTTTATTACCAGGTGTTCCACTCGGACCAATTATTAACCATTCATACCCAGACCAACACACTGATGATAAGTCATAATTTCTCAATGAAATAGGAGTCCAAATAAAACCATCATAAGAGTATGCAGCAGAAGCACCAGATCTTAGATTTCCAACAGCTAACCACATATTGGATCCATTCCATTCAATATCAAATACACCATTTAAATATGTAAATATATATGTAGCCCAATTTGTATGGGATCTATTATATGAATATGACATTGTATATACATTTATACCTCCAGATAAAATATAATTACCACCAACCAACCACATATTTCCATTCCATTTAATACAATATGTATTTTTAATGTCAGATGTGACATCAGTTGGATTCCAATTAATACCATCATATGAATAATATATTGCACAAGATAAAGAATTTGACGAAAATGTTGATACCCATAATGTTCCGTTCCATTCTATAGATGTACAATTACCTATTATATTGTTTGTATTACTAGGTGTCCAAGTTATAGCATCATATGAATACCATAAATTACTATAACCATTTATTTTATTTATTCCTACTACAAACATGGACTGACTTTCACTCCATTTTATACAATTGGGAGTAAAAACAACATTACCAGCACCACCACCAATATTAGATGTTTTCCAGATCATTGCATCATAAGAATATATTATATTAAATGTAGGTGCGATACATATTCCGACCCACATTTGTCGAGATCGTGATCCTGTCCACACCATTTTTGATATTTTTGTTATGCCGGATATTGTTGCTATATTTGACCAAGTATTTGGATTACCATCTTTCATTAAAAATATTCCAGATGAACCACACGCTATTACCATCTTTTTGGGAAATTTTATTATATTTTGTCTTTTCATATTATTTGTCACACCTTTAGCACCACTACTTATTAAAGAACTTGTTAAAGAAGATGTTATATTTTTACTATTATACCAATTTATACCATCTTTTGAATAGGCAATATATGGTCCACTTCCAAATTTTGGTCCAAATCCAATTAAACAAGATTCGTTCCATGTTATACAATTAAAGTAATACAATGATAGATTGTTTATATTGGACCAATTTATTCCATCGTATGAATATAATGTCAGACCTTGATAATCATTAAACAGAGAACCACTTGCAATAAATAATTTACCTGTCCATACCAATGATCTACAAATTCCGAATGATTGATTAACTGTTACTGAGTTCCATGAACTTAGAAGAGATGAATAATAAATATTTCCATTGTTACCAGCATAAACATAAAATTGACCATTCCAAATTAAATTATTTATAATACATTGTAATGGAAGTGGAGCTGGATATGGAGGCACAAATCCAGATCCACTTGGTATACCTGTAGTAACACTATGAAATTCATCTATATTATCATTATAATATTGCTGCGTCCAGTTTAGTCCATTTGAAGAACTAAATATATAACTTGTAATTGCTGTATGTGTAGTCCATTCAATATTTGGATCAACAAATTTACCTTCATATCCTGCAAAATATTCAATACCCCATAATATCCACACATCATTTGCCCATGTTATGCCATATATATTAGTTAAAGGACTAATTGTATTTGTATTCCAATTAATACCATCATATGAATAATAATATCTATAATTTGGTCTCCCAACAGTTGGATACGATATTGGAGGAATTTGGAATTCATTTGGTCGAGTTGTTGCAATCCACATATCATTTGAAGTACTATATTCAATATCATATAAATAGTCATCCTCAATGTATCCAGATCCAATTGTCCATTTGATACCATCATATGAATAACATATTCCGTTACCAACAGCCACATACATTGAACCATTCCATTTTACATTTCTTAAAGGAAAATCTATATTTGATCCTACTGGATTCCATATTAAACCGTCATTTGATGATGCAATATAATATAACACATATGTTTCATTAATATAAAGTGATATTTGATTTAAAAACACAGCAATAAATTTATTCGGAATATGTTGACCAAACGTATATATTTGAGAACCACTATTTATTACTCCATCTAAACTTAAAGTAATGTCTTTTTCCGATATTGTAGTTGGTATATCATATGTAATTTGTTTTTTATTATGTGATTCAGATGAAAAACTAAGATTTGTTAATAAACCATAATTTATTGATCCAGTTGGGCCAGTATATCCTGTATATCCTGTTGGACCAGTTGGACCAGTATATCCTGTATATCCAGTTGGTCCTGTTGGACCAGTTGGACCAGTATATCCTGTTGGTCTCCTATTGTTATTTATATTATTTAATAAATTTTTGTTTAAAAGAAATGGTCTATAAGATGTGTTAGTGTTTAAAGATGGGGAATTATAAATTATCATTGATTTGAGGTTTTCTGATTGGATTTCAACTGGTTGAACGTCTAATGATTGAATGTTTAATGGTTGAATGTCTAATGGTTGAATGTCTAATGGTTGAATGTCTAATGGTTGAATGTTTAATGGTTGAATGTCTAATGGTTGAATGTTTGATGGATATGATATAGATGGAACATTTAAGGATGCGAGGTCGATAATATTAGTTTTATTATTAGAGAATCGTTCCAATAATTTAGCTTTTAATAAATCTAATTTGTTATTTTTAGTGGGACCATTGGATATTGAATTATCAGATGAATTATTCATTATATAATATATAAAATGAAAAATAAATACATTAAAATTTTTATAATTATTAGAAATCAATTGATCCAATATCTATTGAAACATTATTAAATCCATTATTGTTATAATTAGATGCGATTATATCTAATGGTTGTTTTTTCTTTAAAACGAATTGATTGTCCACAAAATGTTGTTTAATATTAGAAACACCATAAACGACACCACTATTCAGAAAAAGATCTTGACTATTATTACTTGGAAACCAATTAATTGCATCATATGAATAAATAATAGAACTATCAGATGGATTTTTAGGTGTTCCTGATGCGATCCATTTAGATCCATTCCAAGTAACACTATTACATATATCTAAAAAATTAAAACTACAATTTGAACTGGTGGTATTTTCAGTCCATGAAGATCCATTGTCATCTGAAAACGCGGTACCAAGAGTATTTTTATATCCAATAACAACAAGATTATAATTAGATGCGATAGAAGACATAGGATATGTACTTGTATAAAGTGGAGTCCAATCTATACCATTACTTGATCTAAGAATATAAATTTGATTTGCAATACAAAAGAAATATTTACCATTCCAAATAATTTTGAAAACTTCTGGAGCATTACCAGGTGTATAATTTGATGTGTAATTAGATTGTGTCCAATTGATACCATTATATGAATAATAAATATCTCCGATTTCTTCATCAGGATCAGGAAGAAATTGTCCCCGAACCCATAAAGATCCATTCCAAACAATAGAAGATAATGATATATTATTTACGTCTTGAAAAGTATTCCAATTAATACCATCATTAGAAGTGCCATAAATACCGATAGTTCCAACAACAATCCAGAATGTTCCATTATATGTGACATCAAATAATGTATTAAAAGAAGGACCTTCATTAATAATATTAAAATTAGTATTCCAATGGATACCATCATAAGAATAGGCGAGATTGCTAACAGATCCATTTCCGACAGCTATCCAAATATCACCATTAAAATAAACACTATTTAATTGATTATTAATAATAGAACTACCAAGTCCATGCCATTGAATAGCATCATAAGAATAAGCCATTGTATTGAGTTGATTATTCGGAGCTCCACATATTATTGGTTGTTTAATATCAATATAAGCCATATTATTGTAGTTAGATCCTGACCATTTTACATCCAAAAAATTACCATATGTTGTAATATCTGTATTAATACTATAAGTCCAATTAATACCATCATATGAAGTAGCATAATTAAGATTAGAAGATGTAGAACTTCCAACAAACCAAGAAGTTCCATTCCAACAAACAGTATATGCACCGTCTATCATATTGGTGTGTGAAGATGGAATAGGATACCAAATAACACCATTATTAGACCAAGCGATAGAGTTAGAACCATAACCTGTGGCAACAAATTTATATCCATTACACAATATTTTATTACCAGTATTTGAAAATATATTATTACCATTACCAATCCATCGTAGTCCATCGTGTGAATATGCAATTGTATTAGATCCAGATCCAACTGCTAGCCATATATTGTTATATACAATATTTTTAACATTATTCATAATATTATTTGGTTGTCTTACAGAGGTCCAAGTAATACCATCATTAGAAATTGCAAATGAATTAGATGGAGACACACCGCCAGCAATATAAATAGAATCATTATTCCAAGAGATGGTATTACAAGTATTTAGAATATTATTAGTTCCAAGTAATGGTATCCATGTAATACCATCATATGAAATAGCAATAGAACTATTAGAACCAGAACCACATGCAATCCATTTTTTAGTATCCCAAATAATTTGATTAGTAATTACCAACACATTATTACTAGGTGAGTCATACCATAAAATACCATCATACGAAAATAAATAAGAATTTAAATATCCAACAACCCACATTTTACCATTATATGATATACAAGGTATTGGATTTGGATCAGAATTAATATCAGGTATTATAATATTTGAGTTTGAAATATTTGCTGGTAACCAATTGATACCATCATACGAACGTATTATACCGTTAGATGTAGTAGCAACCATTAAATCGCGTTGAAATGTTATTGTATTTTGACGAATATTATTAAATACAACGTCATATTGTGAACTACCTAAATTATTTGTTTGAATTGTAGACCAATGTATTCCATCTGAAGAAATTGCGATATTAGATGGTTTTGAAGAATTATTACCAAATGCTATCCATTTAAGACCATCCCATATAATTTTTTGACAATTATTTTCGAAAATAGAACTGGAATCAATATTATTCCAATTGATACCATCATATGAATACAATAATACAGTTTGACTATGACCTCTACCTCCAGCAACAAACATTTTTCCATTCCATCCAATACTATAACAGGAACCACCTGAAAATTTATAAGATTGAATTATAGGTATGGGATACCATAAAATACCATTATTTGAATATAAAATAGAATGTGGACCAGAACAACCAGCAAGCCATAATGATCCATTCCATATAATATTAATGATGTATTCGTTAGGTGGTGTAGGGTCTGGATAAGTGATTGTTGATTCATACCAAGTAATACCATCATATGAATAACAGATTTTATTATCACCTCCAGCAACAAACATATGTCCATTGGTTTCAATACTTGTTGCATTAGCAGATGATATTGGTCCAAAAACAGTTGATATATTATATGTCCAATTAATACCATCATATGAATAAATAGAAAAATAATCATCACCTCCTACAATAATCCACATATTATGGGATGAACTCCATTTGATAGCATTATAATATGATAAATAAGTAGGTAGATCTATCCAATGGACACCATCATAAGAATAAGATAAATCAGAACCACCAGTATTACCACCAGCGAGCCACATAGATCCATTATATGCAATACAACTTTTTTTACTAGTAAATGTTCCAATATTGTTCCAATTAATACCATCATTTGAATCTGATAAAATATTATCTGTTCCATCAAAACTACTTGCTGTATATCTATTTAGAATAGTAGGGCCGAATGTATAAATTTGATTTCCATTTTTTGACGTACCATCAAGTGTAGCAATAATATTACTTTCTTTAATAATACGATCATTATTATAACTAATTTGTTGTTTAAGATTGGTAAATGAGTTGGTATTAAAATTAACAGTATCTTGGAAAATAACAGTTCCAGATGGACCAGTTGGACCGGTAGCGGATGAACTTGTTCCAGCAGGGCCAGTAGGGCCAATAGAACCTTTACCTCCTGATGCATTTTTTTGTTTATAAGTTGTTAATGGAATGGTTTGATAAAATTCAGGTTTATTCAATTGTGACATTTTATATATATATACATACATATATAAAATAATTTGGATCCATTTATTTAGACCAATATTATACATCTTTAGATAATATTTTTATTATTTAATTTAATGATTGTAGAGGACGTGATTTAATGGTAATTTGCCTATTTTCAAATCCTTGATTAAAAAATGAATCCGAAATAATGTCCAGAGTTTGATTACCAATTATACTATTTTTATCTAATACAATCTGATTATTTACACTATACTGTCTAATATTAGATGTACAAGATATACTTGTAAATGGAGAATATAAAGTTATACCATTCGTGCTTGGATACCATGTATCACCATCATATGAATATACAATAGATGAAAAAGTTCCTTGTCCCACAGCTATAAACATATTACCATTCCATTTAACATCGTTTGCATCTGATAGAATAGGGGTAGTAGCGGGAATCCAATCAACACCATCAGAAGAATAAGCAATAATATTTGTATCATTACAACAAACTAGACGATCGGCATTATGTGCAATGCTTTTAATATTATTTAGACTAGTATTAAGTGGAGAACTATCTCCAATATTTACAGGAGACCAATTTGAACCATTGGTAGATGTAATAATATAACTATCATTACCATTAGATTGATTATTTGCAAAACAAATAAATTTTGTCAGAAACCAAATGATTTTAATAACAGTATAATCTGAAAAACTAGAATAATTGTTTGTTGATAATAACCATGTTTGACCATTATTTGTTGAATATATAATTTTATTTGAATTGTTTGCTACTAATATACTTCCATTCCAAGCAATAGTACTTGAATATCCATCAAATGGACCAAATGTTATGGTTGAACTATTCCAATTAATTCCATCATTAGAATACACATTTGGGGAACTACCTTGACCACATGCAATCCAGAAACTTCCATTCCATAAAATATCGAGACCAAAATCACTCATTGTTAGAATTGTATCAACTAATTTCCAATGAATACCATTGTAAGAATAAGCCAATGATTTATTAGAACCATTATCACTATTAAACTGACCAACACCCACCCATATTTTACCATTCCATAAACATCTATTAAATGAATAATTAAATGGACTATTATTTGTTTCTATCCATTTAATACCATCATATGAATATGCCAATTTATTAGAATCAGATCCGGCAATCATCATTTGTTTAATATCAGTATAGCTTTTACATTTGTTCCATTTAATACTCAGAACAGTCATAGGTGTAAATCCTGTAATATTATTAGAAGTCCAATTAATACCATCATATGAATAATTAATACTATTTGTGTTACTAATAATCCAGAATGAACCATTCCAATTTACAGAAAAACTCGAAATTGCATCAAGAATTTTATTCCATTTGAAACCATCATAAGAATATAAAATAGTATTTTGTCCACATACAGCAACAAACATATGTCCATTCCAATCAATATCAGTAGAAAGAATAGAAGAAGTATAAATATTTGGAATAATTTTCCAATGAATACCATCGGAAGAACTGGAAAATATATTGTCACTTGCATAACCACCCGCAATAAAAATAGAACCATTATAGGTTACACACAATCCTAATGAAAAAATGCTATTAGAATTAGAACTCGGACTCCAATGAATACCATCATATGAATATCCAATTGAATTATTTCCATTACCTAATATCAAATAAATGGATTCATTATAAAATATTTTAAGTGGATTAGACATTAATGTATTCGAATTAGGGATTATTATCCAAGTAATACCATCATATGATATCGCGATTGAACCATTAATTCCAGTTCCGCAAGCTATCCATTTTTCATTATCCCAAATAATGGACCTAACTTGTTGAAGTATTAAATTACCTGAAACTGATCCTACCCATGTAATACCATCGTATGAATATAATAAACTAAACTTATCTGGGGTATAGGAGCTTGATCCGGCAATCCACATTTTACCATTTGATTCAGAACAATTTATTGGCGCCATATTTGGAGGTAAGATAGATTGATACCATATTAAACCATCATATGAATAATTAATTAAACCTATATTACCAGTACTATAACCGGTTGCAATAATAATAGATCGTGGAATTGTAATAGTATTAGATCGAACATTATTAATTGCAACATCAAAAATGGTTCCAACATCTAATCCTGAAGAACGAACTTTAATCCAATTAATACCATTAGATGAAGAAATAATATCATTATTAGTTCCGAAAGCATATAATTTTTTAGAATCACATATAACTTTATAATAGGTTTCCGTTAAAACATCACTACTCGGAACATATGTCCAATTAATACCATCATATGAATATGCTAATTTATTTAATGGAGCTGGTTCTGATGGTGTATAAGATACAGCTGTAATTATCCAGATCTGTAATTGTCCGTTCCACACAATACTATTACCACCATTTGGTAGATCTGTAATAGAATTATCAACACCAGACCAATTGATACCATCTTTTGAATATGCAATTGTATAATTAGTGGGATAGTCAGTAGTTCCACCAGTAGTAACCCATAACGAACCATTCCATTCGATATCATTACAAGTCTTATTTATTTTCGAATCCGAAATATTACTCCATGTTTTACCATTTTGTGAAATAGCCAGATTAGATATAGTATCATTAGTACTATTTATTCCTGAGGCCATCCAATAAGAACCATTATATTTTATATTTGTTGCAGCATTAAAAATATTTGGCCCATCTGAACCTGTCCAATTAATACCATCATATGAATAATAAAAATTAGAGGAACCATTGCCTGCCGCAACCCATATAGAGCCATCCCATTCAAGACCTTTACATATAAAATTAATAATATTTGTATCGTTCCATATGGTTCCATCATATGAATAAACTATTGTATCAGGAATGGTCGGCGTTTTTCCAGCAACCCATATGTTACCATTATATTTAACACATTGACCACTCCGAGTTTGATCACCAATCATATTCCAATTAATACAGTCATTAGAATATGCCATACCAGTGCTACCTATTGCTACATATCTATTGGAAATAGCCGGTTTCGAACCAAAAGTAAAAATTTGTTTTCCTATTTGTGATGTAGAATTATATGAACTATAAATTTCATTTTCTAAAATAATTCTTTTTTCCTTATAAGATGTTTGTTTAATGGTATTTGTTTTATTGATATTGAAGTTGAAAGATGTTTCGATATTATTAACATTTGTATTAAATGGTCCAGTTGGTCCAGTAGGGCCGTCGAAACCATTTGGACCCGTCGGTCCAGTAGGACCAGTTGAACCACCACGCACCGTTAGATTATCCAATACATATGGATTTGTTGGGATTGTATCATAGATAATAACATTGTTAAGTTGTGACATTATATATATACCTATATAAAATATATATATAGTTATTAATAATTTTATATATAAAAAAATTATCAATAAAGTAAAAAGATGTATTTATTATTATGAAAAATGAGTTGCTTTAATAGATATAACAGCATTATTGAATCCATCAGAATTATAAGAATTACTTATACAGTCTAATGTTTTATTTTTTGGTATCACTATTTGTTTATTAATTTTTACTTGAGCCAAATTTGACATCGCGGATACATTATTACAAGAAGTAAATATTTCATTTCCATTTACACTTGAATACCAATTTATTGCATCATATGAATATATTATTTTATTTGTTCCCACACTTGATGTGGCGATATAACGAGTTCCATCCCAACCAATACTGGAACCAATAAATGGAACTAATTCTGTATCTATGTTAGTCCATGGACCTTCACGAATTGAATATCTTATATTTTTTGCTGGATTAAGTATTCTTCTATAACCAGTTATAACTATTAAATCATAAGTGCCTGCGATACCTGTTATGATGTTATCAGTTTCGTTTAATGTGCGGAGCCAATTTGAACCATCTTGTGAAATAAAAATTTGTCCTCCACCAACAGCAAAAAAGAAAATTTCGAACCATTTAACATCTTTACAAATGAAACCCTCTAAATTTAATGGATTCTCAGGATCGTGATCGTCAATCACTGAATCATATGAAGACCAATCAATACCATTATTAGACCAATAAAGAACACCATAATCAACATCATATAATTGTCCGCCAACAGCAAAACATTTACCATTCCAAGCAATACAATTATATTTAATATTAGATATATATTCTCGTTGAGTCCAATTAATACCATCTATAGAACTTATAATATACTGATTACCGACTACTACCCATAATTGTCCATTCCAACATACACCATTTGCTGATTCTGTTATAATTGCATTACCAGAACTTGAACCTATCCAATATATACCATTATATGAATAAGCTATACGATTAACACCTGATCCTACCGCTACCCAAATAGATCCATTCCAAGATGCTCCATTACAAGATATTGTAAAAATATCTTTACCAAGTCCGGTCCAATTAATAGCATCATAAGAATATGCCATAGTATCGGCTGTACCATCACCTCCAACAATAATTGGATGTTTAATATTAATTTTAGGAATGGATTTATTGGACATAACACTATAAATGTTATCAAAAAAAGGGAATAAAACAGGTATCCAATTAATACCGTCTGATGAAATTGCTGAATTATATTTATTTAGATTAATTATTAAAACATCACAACCAATACCCCAATAAGAACCCGTCCAATAAACAGTATTCCCTAACATGCTGACTTGATTAGAATCTGGATCTTGCAATGTAACACTTGACCATGTGATACCATCATATGAATATCCAATAAAATTTTGATCACTTATAGGAATACCACAAGCAACAAAAATGGATCCATTCCATAATATATCTTTACAAATATCAAAAATTGGATTAGATATCGGATTCCATATAATAGTGTCAGATGAATATGCCATGTTATTTGTACCTGTTCCATTATTTGATAAAGTTCCACCAATAACCCAATAAATTCCATTCCATGCGATTGAATATACATTAGAAGGAATATTAATATTACTATTATCAATAATATTCCATAATATACCATCATTTGATGATAATAAACGATATGAACCAGTACCTCCTAACAGATAATTAGTTCCATTATATGCTACTTTATTACATTGTGGAATGAGAGACCAAGAATTTTCAACACCAGTCCATGTAATACCATCATATGAATATGCAATGGTTGGATTAGGGTCAGTAGATATACCACAAGCAATAAATTTAAAACCATCCCAAATAACACTTTTAACACATATATCAATTATAGTTACGATTGAATTAGAATTGTACCAAATATTACCATCATAAGAATATGCCATTGTACTGATAGGTCCGGTTCCACCAATAACCCACATATTTCCATTAAATGCACTTGTATATGGTTCGGTTAATATTTCTTCTGAATCATATGATTCAAATACGGTTGATTCATTGTTTGGTCTATTATTACCCTGATTATACATATAATATATAGACCCACTTGATCCTGTTCCACCTAATATCATCATATCTTTGGAATAATTTATTGTATTTTCTCTTTTACCATTATAACAAATTTTATGAGCCGTTGAAAATATGGAATTACCAAGTCCAATCCAATGATGACCATCGTTTGACCAAGATAATGAATCAGAAGATCCTCCAGATGCTAATAAATAAATTGAACCATTATATTCAATATCATAATAAGGGATTGGACTTGGAGGAAAAATTGCGAATGGTGTAAAAATAGCATCATCAAACAATGTCCAATTTAAACCATCATATGAAATACCATTATTATGATCATTACCGGTTGCGATCCAATAGGTGCCATTCCAAGTGATACTATGTATAATATTAATAACAGTATTATTGGATTCAGACCAATCAATACCATTAAAAGAATAAGCAATATTTTTATAACCTTCATTAGATTGTCCTCCAATTAACCACATAGATCCATTCCATTCAACACAATTTATAGAATTAAATATAGGGTTTGCACTATTACTGGAAGACCATTCAATACCATCAATAGAATATGCAGCATTATTATAACCACTCCCACCAGCGACAAACATTTGCCCATTCCAAGAAACACATAGTCCTCCATTAGTAAATCCGGCCACAAAATCTGCTTTATTCCAATATATTCCATCATATGAATATGCAATTGTGTTTGGATCTGTTCCTACTGCTGTGTTTGGATTTGTTCCTACTGCAACCCATACAGAACCACCATAAACTACATCATAACCTATAACAATCAATGATTTAGAACCAGTAACACCTGACCAACTAATACCATCGTGTGAATATGCTATACTATATCTTGAGTCATTACCAACAGCGATCCACATCGAACCATTCCAGAACACACCATAACCAGAGTTATTAAACACGTTTAGACCTAAACTATTCCAATTTTTGCCATCATCAGAGAAAGCAACAGATCCAGTAAAACCAGATCCAACAGCAACCCACCTATTTTGTATATGTTGACCAAAAGAAAATTCTTGATTAGAAGATTTAGAGAAACCATTAAGGTCAGAAACAATATCAGAATCTTTAATGAATACATCATTATAAAAATTAAATTGTTGTAGTTGTTTAACAGCATCATTATCCATATTTATCATATATGTATTTCGATCAATAGTTCCAGCAGCACCTGTTGAACCAGTTACACCATTATAACCAGAGGATCCAGTTGGTCCGATTTCTCCACCGGAACCTTGACTTTGAGATGTTAAATTACTCCATAAATATTTTTTTAATGGTACTTTATTATAAATATTTACTTTATTTAATTGAGACATATTGTATTGTATATATATATACAATTACAAAATAAATGATTGTGATTTCGAAATTATTAACTTTTATTTCATTTAGATTGTCATCGTAAATAATATAAATAAAACAAATAAATAGATGTTTTTAGTATATATTTATTATTTGTGTTATAAAAAAATGTATTAATTGTTAATAATATAATAAAATTTATTGTCTTTTAACTTCTTTTTTTAATTTAAGATCTTTTTTTTCTTTTTCATCAGAACGTTTCTCTTCTTTTTTAATATCTTTTTTCTGTCTTGATAAATATTCATTATATAGTTTGATATCATTCGCAACAAGTTGTGGTAACATCTTATTTTGTTCTACTTTATTAACAAATTCATATTTCTGTTTTTTATCTAATATTTTAGAGGAACCAACAATTTTACAACAAACTTCTTGATCTATTAAACCATATGTTACATCTTTTTCTAAATATTGCATCGATTCGATTTTTCCATATTCGGTTCCATCTTCTGATAATACAATTGAACCTACTGATAAAACACCATCCAACACTCTCAATCCTGCTAGAATTGGTTTAGAAGCTCTAAATATACTATCTTTAATAGTTTCAGCTCTAAAATATGATGTTGAACAATGTTTATTAATAAATTGTTCTCTACATTTATTAAGATATTTTTCATATTCAGATGCAAGTTGATAAATTGTTCCACCAAAAATACAAGTTATATTTGACATCTTTATTATATCAATTCTACTATCATCAAGATATTGTTTCATTAATTGTTCAAGAGACATTTCTTCAGTCATATCTGGAACACAAAATAATATACAATTATATCGTAAATCATATCCTGTTTGATCTAATTTTGAACTATTATCAAGAGCAAATATATCTTTTTTTGATATGGTTCCAATTGAATAATTCAAAATCGGTATCGTAAAAGGTAGAGCCTTTTCTGATTCTTTCGAATGTGCTGATGCTAATTCTTCATCTTCTTTATTTACTAATCTATTCGAAAAATAATTATGAACACCATCTATCATAGAATCTGATGGAATTACAATATGAACTCCTCTAACATCTAATAACTGTGATTTTTTTTCTATATGTTCTTCAACCATAGATTTATCAATTATTGGTTCCAATATATTTGTTCCATCACAAGTCTCAAATTTGGTTCCTATATCTATTAAATCATATAATTTCGGATCTATTTGAACCATAAAACAGTTTGATTCTTCTATACGATCACATCTATTATAATGTCCTTCTCTAACATCTCCAATAACTTTAGAAATAGTTTTAATTGGGAAAATAGATTTACCAATCTTCATAGCATCTGTTTTTAAAAAAGTTCCATTATTCATAATACCTATTAATATTTTACCAGAATGAGAACAAATTCTTTTATCAATAATATATCCGATCGATTCTTTTTGTTCATCTATTTTCAGTTTCATATTAGACATATATAATAATAAATCAGGAATACCATCTCCACACGTTGAAGAAATTGGACACATCGCTAAACATTGTCTATCCTTTTTTGAATAATATGGTTGAGCATACATCTCGATTTCTGATATCTGTTTAACTATTGTATCATAATAATTATCTAAATGTTTTATTACTTCCTTATTCTGACTCTTTAATATATTTTTTATATTATTATTCCCTTTACCAGAAACTTTATAACCATAAATTTTATCCATCTTTGTTAGCACTAATATGGTTTTATCATAATCTCTATTTGTTTTCACATTCGCTTTTAAAAATTCTAATGTATCCGCATCTACACCTTTAATAATATCTATTAAAACAAGTGTAATATGACTGATTTTTGAGGCTATATTTCGAATATTATGAAATTGTTCGTGTCCTGGACTATCTAATAAAATTAGACTCATATCAAATTTACTTTTTAAGTTTTCTGGGATGTATTTCATTAGGTTTTCTTTTGTTAGAGAAATAGCAGATATTTGTTGGGTAATTCCACTCGCCTCATTCGCCGTTAAACTATCACTTCTATGATCATCTTTCTTCCCAAGATTTTGTATAAATGACGTTTTCCCCACATCACTATGCCCTAAAACAGTAATAATAACTTTACGTTCTACAACTGATGGTTGTATAACTGGACATATTTCAATTGGTTCTACTGAGATTTCAACTTTCTGGAGTTGTGGTTGTTCGAGAGCTTTTTTGAGCATTTGAGCGTTTTTCGATTTCTTTACGTAAGCCATAATATATATATACCATTTTCTCCTATTTTGTTATATATATTGTAAAAATATCAATTTTTTTATATGGGCTCTCTATCATAAGTAATTATGTGTGATGTTAAAAATCACATATAATTACTTATGATAGGTCGCCATATAAATCGATATAAAAGATTATTAATTTTTATAGTAATAATGATAAAAAGATTTTATTCGTTAAAACCAATAGTTAATAAACTCGCAAACAATTATAGTCCATTACCAGTCAATATAGTCAAAGGTAAAGATATTTATTTATTGGATGATAATGGTAATGTTTATATAGATCTATTAGCCGGTTATAGTGCTGTTAATCAGGGTCATTGTCATCCAAAAATAATCAATACATTGATAAATCAATCAAAAAAGTTAACATTAACTAGTCGTGTTGTGAATGCTGATAAATTGTATGAATGGTCTGAATATATTACAAATAAATTTGAGTATGATAAAGTTCTAGCTATGAATTCAGGTGCCGAAGCTGTTGAAACAGCTATTAAATTATCCAGAAAATACGGTCGTGAAGTCCTTAATTTATCAAAACCATATATTGTTTGTTTGACAGGTAATTTTCATGGTCGAACATATGGATCTTTGTCTCTAAGTGATTATCCATCATATAAAAAAAATTTCGGTCCATTTATTAATAATATTATTTATGTTGAAATGAATCATGCTCCATCATTAAGGTCTGCATTTGAAAAATGTGGATCAAATATATCTGCTATATTATATGAACCAGTACAAGGTGAAGGAGGTGTTATGCCAATGAATATGGAATTTGTTGAGGCTATGGAAGAAATAAAAAAAAATCATCCTAAAGTTTTGTTTATGGCTGATGAAATACAATGTGGATTAGGTCGTTGTGGATCTATGACTGCAAGTAAAAAAATATTTAATAATCTAAAACCAGATGTATTGATATTAGGAAAGGCATTGTCTGGAGGAATTATGCCAATGAGTTGTATTTTAACAGAAGAAAAAATAATGGATGTATTTACAGCTGGAACACATGGTTCAACATTTGGTGGCAATCCATTAGCTTGTGCTGTTTCGATTGAAGCCTTAAAAGTTATTGAAAATGAGTGTATTCCAAATGTTTTAAATATTGAAAAAACATTAAATCAATCATTGATGAACTTATCTAATAAACATATTGTTGATATTAGAGGCATTGGTCTATTTAGAGGTATTCAATTTGAGAATAATTATGATTTAGAAAGTTTGAGATTAAGAATGTTAAAAAATGGATATATAACTTGTACGAGCAGAAATAATACTTTAAGAATAACACCTCCTCTAACAATTAATTCATGTAGTATTAGTAAAGCAATAAAAAAAATAGACGAATTAATTTAATTTGATTTATAAAGTTTGAGTTTCACAACAACCATCATATAAATCAGTTTTCGACCACTTTACTCTAATATCGTGTTTATAATATCCATTGTGATTATTCCAAGCTGTTATTGTTAAATCACCTTTGTCTGTTATAACAACAACAGTCGCAGAACCTTCATAATCACCACTATATTGTTTTTCTTCACGACCCCAAGCCCATCTAATTTTATTTATTGTTGCACCAATAAAAGAGTTATGATTAGGAGTGATCTTGATACCAAATTGTTCACAACACCATTGAGTATTAGTTATACCTATAATTACATTATCGTCATTATCTAATTTGATGAGATATTGATCAACATCATCTTCAATTAATTGTAATTCAATAGACACGATTTTAGACATCTTATATATAATATTATTTTAAATTATATATATGTTATCGTATAAATAAATCAATTTTTTAATATAGTACTCTATTAAATTAGTTATCAAAATAATTAATTTCGAGTTCGAAACCATCTTTGAGTGTTAGAATGGCTCTACTATTATAATCATTAATAAAATATGAATCCGGATATTTGTTTGCGACTTCAAGAAATTTTGTTAAAAACCACATAAATACTGCCTTTTTATGGTTGATTTTTTCATTATCCGGAGCATTTGCATCATTATTTAAACCATATAACCAATTATTATTACTATGATCTGGTATTCCAACTTTATGTCCGTCAGCAAGATATTTATTTAATACTTTATTTATATTATTCGCAACAATACTACCTAATTGACCGTTCATTTCATCTGGTAGATACCAATCATCTTTAAAATAAGAAAAATTATAACTCATTGATAGTTCTTCTAATATTTTTTCTTTGTGTTTGATTCCATTAACTGTTTCAATTTCATTGATTTCAATAACTTTAACATCATAACCCATCTATATATATATATATTAATTTTATAATAGATCTATATAATATAAAAATATCAATTTTTTAATATGGCGGCCTATCCTAAGTAATTATATATGATGTTAAACATCACATATAATTACTTAGGATAGGCCACCATATTAAAAAATTAATTTAGTTAGTTTTGATCTGATGATACCATCACATTATTTATGTTAATAGATGTAAAACATCTATTAACATAAATAATGTGATGGTATCATCAAGATAAAACTAACCTTAATCAATTTTTTAATATGATAATATATAAATCATATATTAGTTTAAATAAAGAACATATTGTATAAATAAATATATATAGATGAATATTTTAATATATGGTTCAAAAGGATGGATTGGGAATCAGTTTATCCAATTAATGGATAAACATAATATTCCATATGTTTGTGGAATTGCTCGTACTGATAATGATGTTGATGTTTTAAAAGAATTGGATAATATAAAACCATCAAATGTGATTTCATTTATTGGTCGAACACATGGAACAATTAATAATAAAAATTATTCACCCTTCAGGGTCGAGTGCTCACCCCCTAAAGGGGGGAGCCCTTCAACAATAGATTATTTAGAACAAGATGGGAAATTAGTGGAAAATGTGAGAGATAATTTATTTGGTCCATTAATATTAGCAGAATTATGTAAAAGAAAAAATATCCATTATACATATTTGGGAACAGGATGTATATTTAAATATGATGAAGAACATCCATTTGGTAAAGAAGAGAATGGTTTTTTAGAAGAGGAACTACCGAATTTCACAGGTTCATCATATTCAATAGTGAAAGGATATACAGATAGAATAATGCATTTATATGAGAATGTATTAAATTTAAGAATAAGGATGCCGATAGTGGGTGATCCTAATCCGAGAAATTTCATAACAAAAATAACAACATATGAAAAAATTTGTTCAATCCCGAACTCGATGTCAGTATTACCAGAATTATTACCATATGTATTAAAAATGATGGAAAATAAACAGGTTGGAACAATAAATCTAACAAATCCTGGTTTAATCAGTCATAATGAAATATTAGAGATGTATAGAGAAATTGTTGATGGTAATTTCAAATGGAATAATTTTAGTCAAGAAGAACAACGATTAATTATTGAATCAGATAGATCAAATAATTATTTAGATACAACAAAATTAGAAGAATTATTTCCCCAAATATTGAATATTAAAGACGCAGTAAGAAAGTGTTTATATGAATATAAGAATCATATGGATAAGAATGTAAATTTATTAATTACAGGTGGATGTGGTTTTATTGGGAGTAATTTTATTAATTATTATTTTAGTAAAACAAAGATCAATAAGTTGGTAAATTATGATGCAATGTATTATAGTGCAAATGAATTAAATATAAATGAAAATATCAGAACTAATAAAAAATATATATTAGTCAAAGGGAATTTATGTGATGCAAAATTATTGGAAACAACAATAAAACAATATAATATAACACATATAATTCATTTTGCGGCTCAATCACATGTCCAAAAATCATTTGTAGATGCAATAGATTTCACATATGATAATGTTATGGGAACTCATACCTTATTAGAAGTATGTAGAAAATATGGTAATATAAAAAAAATCATTCATGTATCAACAGATGAGGTATATGGTTCCAGTTTAACAACAGAAGATGAACTCCATAAAACCGAAAAATCAATATTATGTCCAACAAATCCATATAGTGCATCAAAAAGTGCTGCTGAAATGTATGTTCAATCATATATTCACTCTTTTAAAATGCCCATCATTATTACTCGTGGTAATAATGTTTATGGACCTAACCAATATCCTGAAAAATTAATACCTCTATTTATTAAACTTTTAAAAGAAGGAAAAAAAGTGACTATACAAGGAGATGGTTCCACTATTAGAGGATTCTTACATGCTTTAGACACCGCCCGTGCTTTTGAATGTATTTTAGAAAATGGTGTAATTGGTGAAATATATAATATAGGATGTGATGAAACAGTTAATGATATAAAAATGGAATATTCAGTTATGGAAATTGCCAAATTATTGATCAAAATGATTAAAAATACCGATAATTATGATGAATGGATTAACTATATTGAAGATAGACCATTCAATGATACCAGATATTATATTAGTAATCAAAAATTAAAAGATTTAGGATGGAATATCACAGTTGATCTATTGACTGGAATACAATCTCTAATATGAAATTAATGAAATTAATAAAATTTATTAATTTTTTTTGGTATCCATTTATATATACAAAATAATTTATATATAAATGTTTTTAATACCATTATTGATTACTAAATTTTTATCAAAGAATTATATAGATAATATACATATAAACCATTAATAACATATTTATTTTTTGTACAATCAATTATATATGCTCTATTTGGTATCCAATATTTATTATAACAATATACTATAAATTTTCCTATTTTATTGATTATTTTTATAGAATATTTTATAATTGGTAATAACATATTATTCAAATATATATTTTTTTATTGGTATGAATATTTTATAACACACGTTTTACACAATGGAAATTTTGGTTTGTCTGGTTTTATTTCTGTTCTGTTTTTACATTGAGCACCTGTGCATATTACTTGTTCTGGTTCTAAAATATTATCTTTATTATCAATCAATGGTTCTTTAATTGGTTCTGTTTTTTTTGTAAAAAAAGATGTAAAAAATTTATATAATGTAGACATACTATTATAATAATATATATATACATATTTTTATATCTATTACATAAAGTAAATTTAATTTAATTATTTAATTAAACAATTATTCCGATATATTTATGGTCCGATAAATCATCTTCTTCATTATCAATAAAAGTTATAATATAATCAATATTATTAAGAATAATATGGTCTAATTTAGTATAAACAATTTTATTATTTTTAATACATTTGCGTGTATTACCATCAATTTCTGGAATAATTATATTTTTATTAAAATACATATCTTTTTTCAATTGATAATTTTTGGAATTAAAATCACCAATAATAATATAATTATCATCTTTAACAGTATTAATAATAGTTTTAAATAATGTTTTACGACTATCATCTGGAATATATATATTTTGTTGTATAATTGGAACATGCACATTCACAACTGTTATACCATTATTAAATTTAATAATAAGTGCACCTTTAGATTGATTATCAAGATCAAAAGATGATTTAATAATAGGAAACAATTTAATAGGATAAATCGTAACAAGATGTTCACTTGAATCGATATATGGATTAACAATATCAGGGTTTTTAATAGATGGTAGCCTCCGATATTTATGAAATTCAATATTATAGTTATTTTTATTATTGAGTAATAATTGTAATAAATCGAATGGAACCTCTTGTAAAGATATGATTGTTGAACCATCTATCATTAACATTATTTTTTTATATATTAGTTCAATACGATTTTTTTCGATGGGATATTTTTGGATAACAGGACTATTATCAACATAATTTAATTCATGTACTATATGAAGAACATTCCAACTAATTATTCTCAATGACATATTTATAATATAATATGATACAAATATTATATTATATAGACTAATAATATCAATATTTTATAAGTTAATAATAAATAAAATAAAATAAGGTTTATGTCGATAGTTTAGAACAAATCAATCTCTAATTTCTTATATTTTTCAAAACATCTCTCAGAATAGAAAGTTTAGTAAAAATATCTTTACAAGTGCATTGTCCTCTTGTTTCGAATTTACAGTATTCTTTACATTCTTCATACTTATTGTAATCAATGGTTCCGATATAGCTGTGTAATTCATTTTCTAATTTGTGAAATTCTTTTTTTCTCTCAGCTTTTCTTACTTGTCTCTCAAGATATTTTTGATTTCTTGGTGGTATTTTGATCCAATCATTGGATGGGGTCATGTCATAACAGGATTCATCTTCTTCAATAATGATAGCTTCTCTAAAGGACATATATGATCTAATTTATATATATTTATTACTCAGAGAGTTAAAATATCAATTTTTTAATATGGTGGCCTATCCTAAATAATTTAGTTAGTTTTGATCTGATGATACCATCATATTGATGGTATCATCAAGATAAAACTAACCGGATTACCATCAGATATATATAATATAATATTTAATGCATTAATTGATGTATAACATCGATTAATGCATTAAATATTATATTATATATATATAATAGGATGGTTGAATAATCAATTATTTAATATGGTATTACATCATATATAATAAGATTATCAATATATTATAATATATGATAAAAAATATGGTTCAGTCAATAAATAAAATAAAACAATATATAATATATTACTATTCGGAAATGAGTATGAAATTAATTGATGGAGCTATTAAAAAAATGTTGTTCAAAGTATTCATAAGAAATATAAAAAATAATTATGATATTTTTACATATATTAAAAAGTTTGATATTATAAAAAATAAATTATTACCATTAGATGATAATGAGATTGATAATATGTTTGAAGACTTATCAAAATATATACAAAATAAAACAGTAATAAGTAAAATAAATAAATTATTAAATAAATATTATAAATGGTTATATTATGGATCATCACAAAAAGAGTATGAAAAAATAGCACATAAGATTGATTCAAAGAAGTTTTTATCTTGTTTTATGATATATTATTTTCCTCGATATTTATTAAATACAGATTATTCATTATCTGAAAACATAATTGATAAACATTTAATAGATATATCATTTGATTTAATTAAATCGATAGAAATTGTAGAAGTAAAACCAAATATATTTGTTAAATCATTAAATAAATATATAAATTGTCTTAACGAGTTTTTGATTAATGACCGTGTTATAAAAATCAGAGAACTTGTTGAGAAATGGACTGATTTAGAGAAAACAATTAAACAGGTTAATAATAATGATAGATATGAGGATAAAAATGAAATCATAAACGTGTTGAAAAATGAACAACATAAAACAATTAAATACATAAAAATAATTGATATTAACTTTAATATAGATCAATTGAATGAATTTTTTAAATTAAATGAATTAATAGAAGCAACAATGATCAAATGTTATTTTGATAATTTAGAAAATGATATTATTGAATGTAAATATGTTAAATTGAAAGAGATATTGACAGATATTAAAAATAATTTGATATTGTTATATAAAAAAAATGAGACCGAATTAGATGAATATTTTGATATTGATTTTATTATACAACAATTAGAGCATGGAGTATTCAAATTTGAGGATTATATTGGTTTAGTAGATTATTGTATAAATATGATTGTAAAATTACAAGCTCCATTTAGAAATAATACTACATTAAATACTTGGACAAATATAAAAAACAAATCAAATAAACAGATGGAATCAATAGAGTGGACTCTTGAAAATGCTAAACAATTATATAGTTCTATTTATGCTAAAACAGCTTGTTCTTCTATTAAACTCATACTTGATGATATAATAGACATAAAAAATGATATAATTAATTTTATAATAAGATATGAAACATCTTAAAAATATCGACCACTCAATATATATATTATTTTTATTATATATAAACGTATAATGGATCCTATACCAAATAAATTTATTAATAGATACAATATTACAGAACAATCATATAAAAGAGCGGAAGAACTCGGATTTGAATTATCATTGTCTGATAAACCTAGATATAAATTATGTGTTTATGATCCATTACAAAACACAACTATTTATATTGGTGGATATGGAACACTTGCATATTATGATTATTTAACATTAGAAAACAAAAATTATTATAAAAAAGGATATGCTGAATTGAGACGACAACAATATAAATTAAATAAAATAAAAATTAATCATTATAATAATTTACGTTATTTATATAATAAATCAATTAATAATTATAAAACATTTCTAATTGACTACATATTATGGGGAATTTATGATGTTCCATATTATGAAAAAGAATTAAATAAATCTCAGCTTAATATATTTGATATACCTTCTTCAACACTTGTACTTAAAAACAAAAAAACATTTTATATTTAATTAAGTAAATCGATTGTATTCACATACATCACACAATCGTTTAATAATATTTGTATTTTCAAATGTACACATATTACATTTCCAGATATTTACATCATTTTGGTTATTTAAATCCGACAATAAATATCGATGAAATTTAATATATTTATTTAGTAATACTATTTTTTCGTGTAATATCATCACGTTTTTCTTCTCTAAATTATTTTTCTTTCGTATTAAAAATGATAATATATCGTCATTTTGTAACATATCATTCATGTTAATACAATAACATATTATTAACCATACTATTATATCATCTTTTATTATTAATTTTAAGTAATTATATACTGGTTTTATTGTATTAACATCACAATCCGATCTACAATAATTTATAAATTTTTTTATTACATCTACAATATTATTATTATTGATATTAATTTTTAAATCATCAAAATTAATAATATGAAGTATTTTTTGAAATGATGGTAATATGATCTGATACAATCTATTTAAACCAATAACATTTTTTGTATTATTTATTGGTTCTGATATTAGACAGATATTAATAGGATCAATATGTTTATGATTAATTTCATCAATTAAAAAATCAACTGTAAACATTTTAATGTGTTCTTGAATAATCAGATTGAAATCATTATATGAATAATTTTCTATGTCGAAATGTTTAGTGAATGTTGATAGTTCTGTAAATCTCGAAACATTTCTATATTCTGTTGAATTGTGACCATATTGTAAAATCATCCAATGGACCAATCGTTGTTTTAATTTATCATCTATTGTATTGATATAATTATTTTGTAAATATTTAAAAGTTAGTTCAACTATACCTAAACTTCCTTTTATACACGCTTCTAAATAATTGCGCAATGTATTATCTATCGATGGTTTATATCTATTGCCAAGAAATATATACGATATTAAATTATATTCGGCATTTGTCATAAATTTGTTTTTTAATAACATATTAACACCTATATCTGTCAAATCGCTACTTCTTACATTGTCCAAATAATGTTTTATTATATATGCTTTGTATTTATTAGAATCATAATGTGATGGTATTAAAGCTTCCATACATTTTATTGAATTATCCAACTCTATTGGATCAAATGCATATTCCCATATTGGCATGAATAGATCATTATATGTTGATAAAAATTGTCCAATTGATAAGTATGATGTCATAATGTATATATATGTTATTGATGATATGCATATGTATCAATATAAAAATCAATTTTTTTGAGTATATATATATATTTAAATATATATTTATTAATTTATATTATGAATGGATATACAAATGTTTTCAATAGATCTATTGAACAATATGAAAAAAATACAGACAAGCAATCATTATTTACATCATTTCGTAAACAATATGTAATTTATGGTTTTATTGAGAACGGTGATAGGGAACCAGATGTTGAAGCAATTAATATTGCTAAATCTATCAATTTAGTATTATATAATGAATATCTTAAAGCATTGGAAAATCGTAAAATATTGGGATATGATGGAAGCACATCTAAATATGCAATGTATAATAATTTAGATAGTCGTCATATTATGATGTCAGTATTATTATTTACATATTTACCAGAAGATGTAAAAACCATAGTAGAGATTGGAGGTGGATATGGAAATTGGTTTTATTTAAATAGAAATCAATCGTTTAATAAATGGATAACAATTGATTTACCTCATGTTGGAGAATTACAAAAATGGTACTTAACTGGAACAGAAATTGAAACAGATCGTTGGACAACTATATCTGCAAATAATTATATGGAAACATTTTCTCAAGATCAAAATAACAAAAAAATTGATCTATTAATTGGAACTCATAGTCTCAGTGAATTCTCATTAGAAATATTTAATGACTATTATAAAAATATTATATGTAATACAAAATATTTTTTATATTGTCATCATAATATGTTCCCAACATTAGAATTAATTACAGAAAAAAATAATATTATTAAAAAAGATTTTATGTTATTGAAATCTGTTACAAACGAATATGGTAGATGCACAAATTGTTTATATATTAATAAAAAAAATATATAGATGTAAATATGTTGTGATAATAAATGAAGCGCATAAACACATTATCTCAATACAGTTTATTAAATTATAGACATTCATTTACCGTATTATATATTATCTCTTTCAGAGATAATATATAATTTAAAAACTGTTTGAAGTGCTCCCCCCTTTAGGGGGTGAGCACTCGACCCTTCAGGGTGAAGTGCTCCCCCTTTAGGGGGTGAGCACTCGACCCTTCAGGGTGAAGTGCTCCCCCTTTAGGGGGTGAGCACTCGACCCTTCAGGGTGAAATTTCATAGATAAATATCTATATTTGTATATGATATTTTTAATATATCTATTTGATTTTTTTTATGTATTTAATACACCTCTTTACTTTATTAATCAAGTATTTAGTATCATCTGAATGAAACCATTCATACCTATTGTATTTATAATTATATGTATATAATTTTGTATTGTTTAATATCTCTAATTTATGTTCTAAATAATCATTAATAATACATAATAGATGTATATTTATTGTATTTTTATTGTCTTCTAAATATTTTATATCTGCATTTTCACATATTTTTTTATAATAAATATGCGTGTAATAATAATTATCAAATGATATTTCGTCTATTTTATTTTGATATATTTTTTTTATATAATAATCTGATGGAAAGGTGTATATTGCCATATATATATATATTTTATTATATATAATAAAATAATAGTATATATTAAACAAATGTCAATTTTTTAGAATTCATGATATGGTAATAGATCAGGTAGTTCACAATTTGAGTAATATCTTTTTGTTTTAAATTTAGTTGGTTCAATATTTTTGAGAAAACAATTCAAAGCAATTATAAATTCTTTAATATATAGCTTACCATAATCAGTAGTTGAAATATAGATATCAGAATAACCTTTCCAATCATATAAATCATATATAATATTTTTGTATTGAACGGAAACACAAAATGACTGTTTAAATTTATCACAATTCTCAAATATATTAGGTCCACATAAGGTAACAAATTTAGCTATAGTTTCTTCAAATGGAACTCGTTTGCCATATTCGAGGATTTCAATCGGTAAATCAATAAATTTTTTATTTGTGTATTTAAATGATTCCTCATCTACTAAATATGTCACAAAACACATATTATTATTAGTACTAACAATATTTATGTTTTTAGGGATTACATCATACACTGTATCGGGTAATATTATTATATCCATATATATGTATGATTATATATAAAAATATATCAATAAATAAATATATCAATATTTTTATATATATATAAATGAACATACATATATGTATGATTACATTGTTATCATTATTGGTGGTATTTTTTAATAAATCAAATAATAGACTCATTATTGGACAAAAATCAGAGTCTAATGTTTGAAATATTTGAAATAGTATTATTAACTATATTAATAATCATGTTATGTATAGAAGAAAAATATGTGGTAATGTCAGTATTTATGATGTGTTTAATATATAATAAATCTTTTACGGACAAAGTATGTATATAGATTATAGTACATTATATATTTCCAAAACAATACAAAACAAACATATACATAATATTGTGATAACTAGTTTCATACAAATATTTTCAATATGATTTTGACTGTTTAATGAAAATCCTCCGATTTTATACTGAATAAAAATGAATTGAAGTGAAAATAATATGTGTTTATATGAAATTAATCTAATAGGAAGAGCACCAATAATAAGAAATATAATGATTATATCAAGTGAACATATGATGTATTTTTTAATAAAATTATATTTTTGTTGATTATTCAATGTTTCATTTAAAAGGAACCAATATGTGGTTGCACAACACGACATTTTTAAAAATGTTTCAATAATAGGAAATGTTTCATTAAATAAATCATTATGATCTACATTAGACATAAATATATTATAATAAATTATTATAAATGGTACCATAAGAAATAATAAATAATTACCAACAATACAAGTAATATCGTTCTTAATATTATTTATATTTGTTTTAAGAGGATTACCCTCTATAGTGTTTTGTGTTTTAAAAAAACGAAATATGATAATACCTAATAATAAAAGTGTGATTGAGTATAAATAATAATTTTTAAAAAATAATTCTGTTAAAAAAATAAATATACTGCCATAATGTAGGTATTCAATTATAACATTATGTGTAATCAGATTGATAATATAAAATACTTCAATAATATGCATAATATATATATATATATATATATTGTTATTGAGATGTTAATAAATAATAAAAAGATCAATTTTTTCTATGGTGATCTATTCCAAATAATAATTTAGAGGATCAATAAAACAAACTTTTAATAACCTTGATCAATAATTAATAATATAATTGCTACCATATAAAATTTTATTTATTAGATAAATGTAGTATGAATATAACGAGTCCAATATATATAAAAAAGAATGCGTCTCAAAATATGAAAAAGGAAATTGAGTTAGAAGATGACAATGAAAAAGAATATTCAATAATAAATAATTGTAATTTGTCAACGAGTCCTCCACAAGTAGATTTTTTACAGACGCATATAAAATCAATATATCCAACTCCAAGACAAACATGGACTAAAGATAGTATGATTAATCAATGTATGATATGTTCGATAGTATTTACATCATTTAATAGGAAACACCATTGTAGAGCGTGTGGTGGGATAGTATGTCATACCTGTAGTACAAATAAAATAAATATACCGGATGAGATAATAAAAAAACCAGATATATCAGATGATATATACACTAAAATTTCAATATCAATAAATAATATAATAAAACCAATAAAAAAAAATAGGGAACGTGTATGTGATGTGTGTTATATAAAAGTTCAGAATTTATCAGATGCATTTATAAATATAAAAATATCTGAATATTTGGATGTGAATGATTTACATATAATATATAATGTGTCAAAAAAGTGGAGAAATGCTTCGATCCATATGTTATCAAAATTTCGAACAATACAATACCAGACGATGGATTATATATATAACAAATGGGAATTAAATATGTTATATAATATACAACTACCATTAATGAAACATTCAACATGGTTAATGTCATTAATTAAATGTACAATACAGTATTATTATGATAACATAAGTAACAACGATGTACTATTAAAATTGGTTAATGATTTAAAAAGAACAGAAATACCAACTGATGTAAAAATTCCATGCACAAGATTGATGTGTGATAGGAAATGTAAATTACCATTAGATATATCAGATATATGTGACATATTGAAATATATTGCATTATTAAATCTAAAGAATAACATATTTTGGAACTCAAATGAACTTCAACTATTGGTCCTCACTATAATCGATAAAATCACAAGAGATTGTGAATTAGAGCAACAAAATATAGTAGTATTAAGTTTAGTGATGAGATTGTTATTATCGTCAATAAATAATATAAATGAAAAGAATATACCATTTTTGAACACATTTTTATTGAAACTAACAAAAAATAATCTGAAAATATTAATATTGTTAGGATTTGAATCAAATTACACTAATAAAATACAAAATAATTATCAGATTCCAACATCATTTTTTGGTTCATATTTTAGTTTCAAAAATAATGTTGAAGAATGTAAAGAAGTAATTGGAATAAAAAATTTTAATAAAGTAATTAATGATTATATAGCAACAAATATTGATCCAAAATATAGAGAACTATTAAGTAGAACGATTAATACTCTGTCTAATATACAAAAAAAATGTGTTTTACCTATATTTTATCCTTTTGATCCTGATTATATCATAGTTAAAATTAATAAAATTACTGAATATACAAGTGCATCTAAACCACTACTTATCGAAGCCATTATTGAATCTATCAATAAACGGTCTGAGGGCGAGCGACCACCACTCCAAAAAGTTGAAAGAAGGAAATTATCATTTACTCCATCAGAAAGCGACATACCAAATGAAACGAAAAATGTTAAATTTATTATTAAAAATGATTCTAATATTCGAAAAGAACATATTGTATCATCATTAATCGATATATTACATAATAAATTGATAGATCAATCTAAAAGAAAGAGATTAGATAGTTTTGAAAAAATACCAACATATAAAATCATAATGATAGACAAAACAATTGGTATTATAGAATTTGTTGAAAATAGTACCACGCTTGGATATCTAAGATCAAAAAATATATCAATATTGAATCACGTATTGGAACATAATCGTAAATTACAAGTTGATGTCCTTAGAAATCGATATGCTAAAAGTTTAGCAATATCAAGTTGTATATCATATATACTTGGCTTTGGAGACAGACATTTGGATAATATTATGATTAATAAAGATGGTTTAATATTTCATATTGATTATGGATATATTACTGAAAATCCAGTTACTAATATATTTAAAACACCAATTATTCGGATAACAGTTGAAATGATAGAGTGTTTAGGGGGTGAAAATAGTATTGACTATGATATTTTTAAAAATTTTGTCATTGATGTTTTTAATATAATACGTTTATATACCAATATTATTATTAATAATTATTATGTTCTTGGTTATGAAAAAATAGTTGATTGGCCAGATTTTAAAAATAAAATAATAGACCGATTTATGGTCGGTATGAGTTGTAAAGAAGTTACTATTTCATTAACTAATGAAATTAAAAACAGTTATAATAGTTATGGAGGATTTTCAGTTGATTTGTTTCATTCAATCGGCTCATTTAAAAATATGTTTTCTTAGAATCAATTTTTATTTTTTATTTTTTCTTTTTTTATTAGAGCATTAACAAGATTTTTACGATAACCACCTTTAACTATAGTATTCTTTTTTGTGGGTTTTATTTTAACTTTGTCTGGAAATAATTGAATATTTTCGGCGCGTATTTTATTTAGTTGTTCTAAACAGTATGAAAACATTTTTTTGAAATTTTCAAGAAAAGTATTATTCAGAGATATATCTCTATACATTGAAAATTCATTTTTAAAGTGTTCCGCACAAGTGGTAAATCTTGTTATATTTTTATCATCATATAATAAACCCAATAAATAGAAATAAATACTTATACTTCTATAGTTAACTGTATCACCTGTTTTTTTACGAATTAAATCACAGTACTCATCCATATTATGGATATGAGTTTTTCTTTTTGTATTTTTATTCATTTTTGTATTTTTATTCATTTTTGTATTTTTATTCATTTTTGTATTTTTATTCATTTTTGTTTTTTTCATTTTTGTTCTCATTATTGTATTATGATGTAAACGAATTGATCTCATATTTTCCCTTAGTGTAAATGCATCTCTTTTCAATTCATTATGCATAGTAAGTGTTGAATACTTGTAATAAAAATTATATAATTTAAAACATTCATACAGCATTGGTATATCATCTTTTTCCCGAAGAAATACATTATTTTCTTTCAAATATATATAATAAAAAACAAAATCATTTAACGCACCAAAATATAATTCGCACGTATATGATATTTCTGACATCATAGTATTATTACGTCTATGTGGAACAATATCAATACAATCCAAAAAATCTTTTACAATATCAAATATTTTAGTTGCATAATTTTCATCGATATATTTAATTTCATCAGCTGTTGCATTTAATTCAACATATTGCAGTAAAAACATACTCAACCTATTTATAAGAAATATAAGTCTCATACTTAAAAATATTGAACGTGTTAAATGATCCATCTGATTTTGTGTCAATAAAAATATTTTCAAATAAACTTCATTATATTTTGTCATATTTTCCGTGCTATTTGTTTCATTATAAAACATGTTCAATAACCTCATAATATTTACTATGTTAAAATGTTGTTCGTTATAATACCATTCAAAAATAGGTTCCATACGTGGAAAATTTTTCAGGTTATTAAATGGAACAGTGTTACTACTTGAAAACTCACTTTCTTGTTTTGATATAAGATAAAACTTAATAACAAATCTTTCTTCAAAAGTATAAAATTTTGTTAAAGTATCACAAGAATCATAGTCTTTAGGCTGTCTATACAAATCTGGGGGATATTTCCCCCGAGGATTACTATTATTTTTCACCATTTTAAATATCTCTGACCTTGGCAATGGCAATGGATATGTATTTTTATTCTTTAAATATAATTCCATCTGTTTTATTGATAATGGTGAACATCCAAAAGTGAGTCTTATGTTTTCTTTAATTATATCTTTTTTCGTCCATTTTGGTGTATCAAGATTTGATGTGTATATTTCAGTAACAAAACTTAAATGGTAGGCTCTAAAATCATCATATGTATTAAACCCCCTGGTTCTATCAAAAACCCTGGCTTTTTCTTCTGGGGGCCTCTCTAACTCATCACGTCTATTAGGTTTATTGTCACTATTATATTCCCAAATCATATTATTGTGTGATTTATCGTTGATATTATTTAATTGTGAAAAATATCAATTTTTATATATAGGCTCTATATAATATAGATTAATTGCATCAATATAATAATTCAATATTTATTATCTATAATATTATCAAAATGTCTATAATTTAAGAAACTGTTTGTTGAAAACTACTTATACAATAATAATATAATGCAATAAATCGTTCAATCTTATTTTTTGTTTAATAATTGCTTTCAATAATTCCATATTATAATAAATATAAATGATATAAAATTATATCATAATTATAAAATAAATATGATTAAACATTTCAGATCTATTAAAAATTATTCTACATCATTAATTACTTATAAAAAACCAAAAATTAATACAGTTGTTTTTGATTTATATGAAACGATAATTTTTCCAAAAAAACACCTTCGTCCTGCACCAGTTCAAGCATTTATAAATACTTTTAATTATTATGGATTTTACACGGCTTCTTCGTCTATTTTACTGAATCATAATGATGAAGTCTCAGTCAGTTCGAAGAACAGTTTTCCGTGTGAATTTATGAATATTATAAATAAATATATGGGTACATCAAAACGGAACCATTTAATTTCGATATTAAATGAACCATATATGAAATCGTTTTATGAATCTATTAAAAAAGAAAATATTACGATAGATGATATGTATAAAAAATTTATTGAAATACAATGTGAAATTTTATATAATCCAGATTATTGTACATTAGAACCAAATTATCATATTGTTGAACATAATTTAAGAAAAATGGGAGTTCAATATTTCTGTTTTACTACTGGATTTAATAGTTTGATGACCTCTATTATTTTTCACCATCTACCTAATCTACATTTTAATAAAATTATTACTACAGATACAGTAAAGAACCCTCGACCAAATCCAGAAGGTTTATACAAAATTATGGAAAAATGTAATGTTTGTGATTATAATGTTATTAAAATTGGTGACACTATTGCAGATATTCAAGAGGCAAATAATGCTTCTGTTATTAGTGTAGGTATTACTACAGGGTCCACAACTGTTGAACAATTTAAACAAGCAGGTATTGGAGCAGATTATGTTATTAATAATTTATCATATTTGCCAACTCTTATTGAACATATTAATAGTTCCACAGACACCAAAAACATAAATAAATATTATATATAGTCACATATTTCTATTTTATAATTTGGATTACCATCTGTTTGAATACCATTATTAACCAATCTAAATGGTTTCGCACATCCATATATCTGATTATTTTTTATTAGTTCATCACATCTATCTTTAGATTCATGAGGACTTATATTCATATAAGTATTTTTATAAACAGCATGACGAAATATCCTACAATTAATTTCATTTTTAAATATCTGAATAAAATCCTCACAATGAGGACAACTAAATATATAATATAAATCCATCTATAATATATTATATTTTTATTTTTATTAAAATAAAAAAATATTGTGTGATTTAATTATATTTAAAAATCAAATCAATCATTTAAATATTTACGATTATTATTTCTTTTGGATGAAATAACATATCTTCTTGATGGATTCGATTTATTGTTAAATGTTGATTTATATCCATATTTCTCAAATGAAATATCAGACATATTTTTGGTATGAGAATTTGACCATCTTAAAAAATCATCTAATAATATCAATCCATATCTATCTTTCTTATTTTTTTTGATTCGTCTCATACATTTATTACCTTGAAATAATGAGACATATCTTTTCTCACAATTTGGCTTATGAATATCATCATATTTATATAAAATATCATACATTATATTTAGATGACATTTTAGCTTTGTCCTGATAGATCCCATATTATGAGATTTATTAGGCTTTGGCATTATATCATCTATAGTATAATCTATAATATTATATTTATTATTTTGTTTCCCTATTGATTTACATCTTTCACACGGATTATTAATAAATTCAAAATTATTTTCTAATGGATTATGTAAATATGAATAATATTTGATACAACATTCAACTCTTTCTTCAACTATATCGATTGGATCATCTATATCATTTGGATAGCTGTTATATTTAATATTTAATTTTGTTATTATATTACATGTTATTGTTTTAATATCAAAATTAAAATCAAGCATATCAATAATATCATATTTGGTCTGCGATATTGTATGAATTATTACTGGATATATTTTTATACTATAATCTATATCATTATAATAATAAATATCCTGGTTCAAGGCACATATATTTTGGTTCATCTATATACCATTTTTTATTATTATATTATCATCAATATATATATAAATCAATTTTTTTTATAAAGGAAATATAGTTTTTAATTAGTAAGATGTAATAACATCATAAATATTAATCTTTTAAATATTTACGCCCTGTATTAAACTTAGTTTTAAGATTACGTTGTTTCTTATAATTATGTTTTAATTTTTTATGATCAACATCGTCGAACATAATTTTTTTTAAGTTTGGTTCTTTTGATTCATAATTATTTTGGATTGAATTAATTAGATTTACAAATAACAGTGCATTTAATGAATAATCTAAGTTAAAATATGGATTGGATCCAAATGATGCACCACCTCTTAAACGAAGAACTACAAAAATAATTGAATCAGTTTGAATAGCATAACTTTCAAGAGTATCAGCATCATTTAATTGTTTTCCTCCAAAAATAAGTCGAATTTCTTCAACTGGAACACCCTCGATTTCATGGAATTTTTCTTTAATAGACAATACCGTATCAGTTAATTCACATTCAATAGGAATGGTTTTACCAGTAAGTGATTTCACAAAAATAGAAGTAGGCATATATATAAAACTAATAATATAATCAATGTTATTCAGATAATAATAATATCAATTTTTTTATATGTATTATAGTTATATAATGAGGTTATTGTTTATTGGTATATTATTATTTGTGATATATATGTTGTTCCATTGTAAATGTAAATATATTGAACATTATACAGACGAACATATAAAATTGAGTAAAAATAAAGTTAAAGAGTTAGTTACGTGTATGAAACGTTTTAGTGATTTATGTGATAATAATAAATTATATTATATTATTTCTTTTGGAACTTTATTAGGTAGTGTCCGACATAAGGGTTTAATACCTTGGGACGATGATATCGATCTTATTATGTATTTCAAAGATATGGATCAAATAAAAAATGTATTAAATAAACTAAGTGATATGTATGGATATAAGATATATCATGAATGGAAACTTTCACGTATATACATTGATGATAACATTTTTATTGATATTTTTTATGTACAAAATAATAATAATATTATTGAACGATGTGGTATCGATGATGTAGGGTTATGTTTTGTTCCAGATAAGATTGAAAATTGGTGGCATAAATGGTTTAATTATCCAGCAAATTATATGAGTAAACGTGCATTATATGAATTTGAAGGAGAACAATTTTATGGTCCTATTGAAGGTAAAAAATTATTGGAATTTTGGTATGGTCCCGATTATATGGAAACTTGTAAAACACATTATTTAAAAAACCATAATGAAGTTGTCAAACAAGATAACATTAAATGTTATTATGAAGGATCTATTATGATCTAAAATTTATATATAAAATAATAATGATAATAATAATAATAATAATAATAATAATAATAATAATAATAATAATAATTTAAATAATATTATTTACCTATTAAAATATAACAATCATTATTTACATCATAAACATAAATCTTATTACAATTATCACATATTACGTCTTCAATTAATTCATCATCTTGATAATTAGCATTATTTTGAGCGATATGACAAATACCACAAGTTGGTTCCTCTTTAGTACCAAAATCTAAACTATTCCATGTAATTATAACACTCATATATATACCTATTTTTATATTATTTAATATGCAAATAATATAAATATCAATTTTTTCTCTATAAAAAATTAAGACATCAAACTGTTTGGTAATATTGGTTCGGTCGATGCTATTCTTTTTAATTTTATTTTTGTTTCATACTTACGGCGGGTATCTTTAACTGTTTCTTTATTATCAAATAAAATAAATTTTAAATACTGGTTGCTTCTTTTTTGGGTATCATCATCATCTTCAAGATCATTTAATTTATCCATTTTATTTGTTATATTTTTCATTTCATTTTCTGGTATATTATTGACGGTTTTTTCTAGTCTTAACACAAATTTTTTTAAATGTTTTTTCATCTTATGATCAATCGTTTCTATAGTGTCGTCTAAAAAAGCACTAATATATTTTTTACCATCAAATACAATCGCAAATTTAGATTTTTTATCACTAACATAAACATTGTGGTATTTTGGATTTTCTAAATTAAAGTGAAGATGCTCTGCCATAGATGGCACTATTTTAGCAATATTATTATTTAAAATAGCAAGTAAATTTTCTTGTGAAATTGCATTAGGTTCTATGTCTGTACCAAATTTAAAAATAATATTGTTATTATTTATTGTATTGTTAATTGTATTATTACTATTTGTATTGTTAGTTGTATTATTAGTTGTGTTATTAGTTGTCGTGTTTTGTTTTAATTCATTAATGGTATTTTCAAACTGCTCTATTTTTTTGTTTGTATTTTCTTGTCCATATTTAATTATTTTTATTAACTCTTGTTGATGTTGTTCCATCTGTAATTTTATATCTTTTACTTTACATAATTTATCTGTATGTTGTTTTAAATTATATGTTCTTGTAAATTGTTTAAGACAGTATATACACATTAAATCGTTAATCTGATCTTTATCATCTTGAGGTGTAAAATTAGCAGGCAAAACTGTTGGATTTTGTTTATCAAACAGGTTTGCCTGTTTTTTTACACCTTCATTATTTATTGATATATTTTGATCTATATTTTTATTAGTACATTTAAATTTCCGATTAATATGTCTTTCAAAATCTGGTTTTCTATTAAATATTTTACTACAATTTTTACAATTATATACGACCATTAATATTAATATGATAATATTTATTTAAACTAAATCTATTTTTTTCTGTATAAAAGGTGTTAAAAACGTGGAAAAAAAGTGTAAAAAAAGTGTAAAAAAAGTGGAACAAAAAAGTGTGTGGATCAAAGTGAGAAATTTTATTGATTTATTTTAATTATTTTTTTTATAGAGTAAAAGTTAATTTTTTTTAATGAATATTGTGATATTTTAATGTTTGGTCTATAATTTTGTGTATGTTATATTATTTATTACATACGGTAATAAATAATAAAAAATAAGATGTGTTATGTTTATTAATAAATGAAAGTATCCATAAAAATATAGATATGTGAAAAATGAATGAGATGAAACGAAAAAAAGTAAACAAAATAATGGTGATAATATTAAAGAATATTATTGGTGATATCAATCAATTAAATAAAATTGATATAATATCACAATATTAATACATATATTATTAAAAAAAATAAAACTAAATATTAATAATATCACATTTTTTTAATTTACTAATAATATCACCAATAAGCTCTTTATATAATTCTGATGCTTTTACTATATTATCTAATGTTAGAGGTATTTCATAATAATTTTCATATAATCGCCGCCATACTAAATGTATCATTGTTTTAGTAATATATTCAACAATTACAAATTTACTCTGTAAAAAATCTTTATTAATGACTGTTATACATAAATATTTATCAGATATTAAAGTTAGATCTTGTATTTGTTCTTCTAACACTGACACTTTATTATTGTTGTAACGTTCATCAAATATAAATAATTCATTTAACATCGAATTATAGTATGATAATGCATCTACAATATTTTTTTCATTTTGATATAGTGGAAACAATTCTTTTTCAATAAATTGGAAAGTATCTTTAACCTCATCAATGTTAATCAATGGATTTGATAACACTGAAAGTATATCTTTTAATAACAAATTAACTGCAAATGAATCCATAAAATATAATATTATTTATATTTTATATATATATATTATACAATTAATTTATCAATTTTTTATTTCTATATGATATATAATCTATTATGTGAGGTTTCTCCTCACATAATAGATTATATATCATATAGAAATAGACAAATTAATGAGCGGCATTATTAACATCGTGAAACGATGTTAATTAGGCTCGCATATCAATTTTTTATGTTGCTGTTTTAATAATAAATGGTTGAACGATGTGATAAAAAATAAAATAACCAAATGATCCGACGATAATATGGTTTATTAAATCTGGTATGTCAATATTATTTCGGTTATATATAAAATATAACATTATAATGGTTGTAATATCAACTGTTATTTGTTTATATATGTCGTGTTTAAGAGGATCTAAACTAATATCATCTTTTTTAGATATATATTTATGAATTAATTTATGTATGTAACTGATAGTAACAATAATAACAATAATAGTAATAATATTTAATGATTCCATAATATATTTAGATTATAAAAAAAAATTTATGTTAATTATCGATTGTCTAATTAATTAATTAATTAATTAATCTGTATCCATTTATAAAACCATCTATTTCAGAACCACCAAATTGACCATCATATATCATACATTCAATTAATTCACCACAACGATCACGTCTAACAAACCATTGATGACCCATACCAGCATAAAATGTTGTATATACTTTCTCATCAATTCCTCTGAATTTTTCTAGAGCTGCTTCATTTAAAATATCAAATGGAACATCTGGACCAAATGATTTATTAACAATATTATTTGGATCATTTAATGGAACTCTAATTTGTTCAGCACAATCAGTACAAGTTGAGAAATGTCTACATTTTGGTAAAAATACAAACTTTTTTTCGGAATCTGTACATATACAACATTTAATTTCCTGAACACTTGATGATATATGTTCATCTGAATATTCATTATCTGTTCTACATACTGGACAATTTAATTTATACATTGTATTCTTAATAATAACATTTTCAGCAGCCTTTCTCAAAACAAATTCAGGATTTAGATCACAATTATAATGACTATGTTGTTTATTACATAAATTACAAAAATGCCCTCTCGTTGTATGTAGATTTTTTGAGGTACATTTAGATCTCGTACAATTCATTTTATATGGTAATACTTCACTATGAAAATTTATTAATCTATCCTTTGATTTCTGATTTTTACATTCTATCTGTCCATGCCCTTTCACTTTACATATCCCACATCTATGTTCAACTGTTACATGATCAAATGGAAATCTACAATCATATGCTTTGCACCATTTCAAATCTTCAGAACTCGCAGCAGCCATATTATATAATATATTATTACTCTTAATATACATCTTTAAATACATAAAAAATCAATTTTTTTATAGAAAAATTGATTTTTTTATTATTAATTTATATTTAGGAATAATACAATAATATTATTATGGATAACGATATTATTGACAAAGAGTATGACACTGTTGAATTATTCGAATTATTAGACGTTTATATGGACAAATATTATAAATTCTATACAACATCTCTTGAATCCGATAAAAATGATTGTAAAGAATATACCATTAAAATACACGAAATATTGACTAAAGATTTTAATATCTTGAAAATTGCCGAAGATATGTCTCAATTTATTGATAAATATTTTGTTAAAACAAATAACATCGACTATATTATTATTGCTATTGAATATCTTCTAAATGATCATATTTTTGATGTCCTATTAAATGTTTCTCTCGATATGTTCGATGATCATATTAAATCTACTTATCATTATTCTTTAACCATGTTAATTCTCAATAGAAATATGTTATATAATAAATATGTCGAAGAAATTGACCTGTGTTCAGACGATGATGATATCGATCAAAATGAAATAAAAAAAGTATTTTTGGAAACTAAAATGGCAAGTGTTATTAAAATTATTAAAAATATTTATAATAATTTATCATTGCTCGCAAGTAAAGATGAATATTACATCCCTTTTAAAGAAAATCTTATGGAACTATTATGTGTGTTTGATCTTGAAATTATATATGCTCACGAAGACATATTATCTGAATAAATATTTAAGATCTGTTTATTTATATATTATAAAATTATTATAATATATTAATATATAAAAATTATTATTTAATATTCTGACCAGTCAGTTCCATTATAAAAATAAAAATGTAGATTCGTTAGATCAAGTAATGGTGATCCTATTTTACCATTTGCTACATATTTAGCAGAGTTTGTATAAACATTGTAATTAGAAGTATTATCGACCAAATACCATTTTGTTTGGTCAGCAATTGATATATCTCCTGTAACAGAAGCAGTTTCGAATACAACGTTCACAACTACAATATTACCATTTGGTGGTGTTCCAATCAATACATTGCATACATATTTGGCAGCTGACGTTATCTTAGCAGCACTAGTACCATTACCTACGTACAAATGTTGAACATTACCAGCACCTGGAACAACTGAATAGGCATTGTTAGTTATTGACGCAGCATTTAAAAATGTAGCAGTTGGAATGTAGTTAACAGTTTCATTGATCACTTGAAATGGAGCAACAACACCGGTTCCACTTCGATTATCAGGTAGAGAGTCTAAATTTTTTGAGACGACGAAATCAACTGTGGAACCATTATTAGTATTAGAATAACGATCTTTTGAAATAGATTTATTAATATATCTGTTCGACATTATATATATATATATTATATATATATTTTTTTTTTTATAAATAAATTAAGGAAATTAAATTTAAACGCAATTAATTAAAAATATTTAATCAGAATCAGTTTTTATATTTTCATTTGGAATAATGTCATCTAATTTAATAGAATCTATATCTTCTTTATTTTTTTGTTTTCGTTTAGGTTTTTTCTTTTCTTTTTCTTCCATTTCTAAACGTTTTTCTTCAGCTTTAATTGCATCTTTTTCAGCTTTAGAAAGTAATTTAACTTTTGGTTTCTGATCATCAGATTTTTCAGATTTTGCGATAGAATTGAATCCACAAGCATTACAATTATTATCGACCAATTCAGGTGTAGAACATTTTTTACATATTTTGAAATCAATAATAAATTGTCTAAGTAAACCATTAAATGATTCACTGTCGGTTTTTTTAGAGAATTTTAAATTGATGCCGTTTTTGGTTTCTTCTTCTTTCGCATTGATCATAAGTGTTGCTTTAATTGATTTATATAATTTTTCAGTTTCCTTATCTGATAATTTCAATTTGTTTTTAATTTTAGACCAATTTGCAATGTGATCTATATTAATTGAACAAGCCATTAAATCGTATCTGGATAGACCAGGTAATTGTATTAGAGGGGGTAAAAGTTGTGCCATTTATATATGATCAATAATTTATTTATGATTATATTATGTTATAAAAATATCAATTTTTTTAATATGGTGGCCTATCCTAAGTAATTATATATGATGTTTAACATCACATATAATTACTTAGGATAGGCCACCATATTAAAAAATTAATTTAGTTAGTTTTGATCTGATGATACCATCACATTGATTTATGTTAATAGATGTAAAACATCTATTAACATAAATCAATGTGATGGTATCATCAAGATAAAACTAACCTTAATCAATTTTTTTAATATGAGATATCTCTAAATCAGGAGATAAACAGCCAAGATAAATTTTTTATATAGTTAAATTTGATCTGATAATAATCTGTATGGATTTTCTGAAATTATTTTTTATTTTTTTTTTATTTTTTTTTTGTATAAAAGAAATATGTGTAGTGTTTGAAATTTGAAATTTGAAATCTAAAATCTAAAATCTGAAACCAGTACCATTATAAACCTTTTTATCACGAGCTTTATTAATCATCCGGCTTTGATTTTTTTTGTTTTGTTTATGTGATTCTTTACTTTGAACTGGAACTGAATAATCAATTTCAATAGAATCAAGTTTTTCACGTTGTTCTTCACTAATTATTACATCATCATTATCATCTGAATCATCAGATTCAGGTTGATGGTTCGGATTAGGTTCCAAACTGTCACTATTAGAATCACTTTCTCTATTTTTTTTTTTACCGATACTATCAACCGCAGCAATAGCAACTTCTGGTAATGGTTCATCATAAGCTGCACTAATAGATGTTGCAATACCACATTTTTTACTTGCTGTTTCATAATTAATTTTAAAATGTGAGCAAAGTTCAGGAAGATAATCCATCGAATAATAAGATGAAATATCATATTTATTTCCTCCGAGTGATGAACATACAACTGGTGTACCTATACTCAGAAATTTCATTTTAATATTTCTTGCTGTTCCTTTGAAAACACTGTCATCTCTTAAATTAGTAATCATTGCTTGAAATTCACCGAATGGAGCTTTTATTATCCCTAAAAACATTGAATCTCTATCAAGATCACTAATTAAATACCTATTTTCTGGTGATTTTTTCTTACCACCACCACGTTTCTTTTTCGCTGCACTGGTTGGACCAGTTGTATTTTGTTTATTCTTAAAGAATGCATTTTGGGCTGTTTGAATCGAAGACATTATATATAAATTACCTTGATATAATAGTTTCTTCTTAAAATAATTATTTCAATTTTTTAAAGTAGATATCACTATAGACTATATACATCAGGCTATGCCTGATGTATATAGTCTATAATGATATCTACTTTAAAAAATTGATATAATATATGATTAAAATGTTATAATAAAATGGAATATATATATACATTACGATGGAAACAATAAATAAATCTGGATCATATATTATAAATGACATAATAGTTAATGATGATTATGATGATTGTTTATCATTTGAATCAAAGTTAAATATGGATAATATTTATTATATGTATAAACCATATGATAGAGATGAAAGAATCAAAAAAAGTTATAATTTATTAATAGTGAAAAAATATTTGGATCTGGTTAAGAACACAATGAGTGGAATCGAAAAAATAAAAATAACATATTTTTTGTTTTCTTTTTTGGATGATAACTATAGATTTTTTGTTGATCAATCAAGATTTAGATCGACAGTAAGAGCAAAAATAAATGAATTCATTAATGGTAGATTGTATGTACAAATAACAACACCAGAAGACCAAAAATATTTAGACATATTTATAAATAAAGGAATAGAACTATTAGAAAAAATAGATATAATTGACAAATTAGATAGGATGACTCTTCCAATTTAATATTCTGCATCAAAAGAGCATTCATTATTAATATTTAAACATTTTTTTATTTTTAGACCAATAAAATATCGATACCATAATGATTTATGTGAATTTTCCAAATAATTGTTAAGACTAAACATTTGAAAAATATTGAAACTACCATCGTCATTAAAACTATTATCAACAATATTTTGTTTATTAGTTTCTTCCGTTAAATGTTGTAATAATGTATTAAATAATTCGTAATCATATGTGTGTTCAAACATTTCATCATCAATTGTATAATTAATTTGTGACAAAATAGTTTGAACATATTCAATTCCACCTAATTTATTTTCTAAAGCTACCAATTTCTGTTGAAGATTTTCAACATCGTTACTTGTGAATTCATAATGGAGTCCGCAAGCAGTTTTTTGTAATTCTAATTCATCTTTGGTCAGTGGATCTTGATTTATTTCTTTATAATTTTTATATGTAGAATAACATTTTTTACAATATTTTTCTCTAACATTATAATATTTACATCCACATCTAAACCAAAAAAATATTTCAACACCATTTTTATAATATTCAAAATCAAGAGAACTTTGATGAGCAAAAACAAATTTACCATTGATGTCACCCGAATAATAACGTCCCATATTATATATAAATTACATAAGAAATATAAATTAGTAATAATAATATCAATTTTTTTATATGGGCTCTCTATAGAGAGCCCATATAAATAGCCAAGATCAATTTTTTAATAACTTAATGATAACCATTTATTTATATAATTTTCTTGTTCTTCTTCTGTGTTATATATCTTGAATTCAATATCATTAATCAAATAATCGTCTATATATAATCTCGGTATTTTGTAATTTTCACAAAATAATTTATATAAATAATATGTCTCTTTTTCAGATGTTAAATTTTCAGGATATATTATTATTTTTTTTTCAAAAATTTCACTTAAAATGTTGTCCCAATTATGTACATCTCTAAATAAAATTTTTATAAACACTTTATTATCATGCTCTAATATATTATATTTTTTATTATAATCAAATGTATTAAACATGTCCAAATTATAATATAATAATGCTTCATTAATTGGATGATATTCTTCAAGATATATTAATAATTTTTCATTAAAAAAATCGATAAGTTGTTTTATTGATTTATTTTTATAATCTGGAACATGAACATCAATATTTTGAAAAAAAGAAGATATTTTTCGCTCGATTGGTAATCTATAACTATCTATTATATAAATCTTGTTATTTTTTGAGTTACAATCTATTAATTCAAATATGTCATTATTTTTTAATGTATTTATCCAATAATGATTACTATGAGTATGACACGATTTATAATTATTTTTATTAAAAGTATTATTTAGAGTGGATCCTCCACATTTACCACCACAAAATATAATTACATTATATAGATCCATTATATATATATATATATATATATATATATATATTACACCTTTGGACATTTAAAACATTATATATATATATATATATATTATATATATATATAATGTTTTTTTCAGTAGACACTAATAAAAAAATCATATTTGGTTGGAGTGCTAAATGTGGGTGTAGTCATATTAAACATATATTTTGGTTTTTACAAACAGATAATTTAGAAAATTCAATACATACACCAAAGGATATTAATGAACTGCCTAATAACATTGAAAATTATATAACAATAATATTTATTAGAAATCCTTATAAAAGAATTATATCAGGATTTTTAGATAAATACAAAAAAAATGGTCAATTTAGACATTTATGGAAAGATTCCGTTTTATCATTTTCTCAATTTGTAGATAAACTTATAAATTATGTCTGGGAAACAATAGATCATCATCACTTTGCGCCACAGACAATCCAACAGTTTGATAAAATAATACTTCATTCAAAAATTATTAAATTTTACGATATTGGTCAAATTGATTATGAATATATAGAACAATTGTATAATAAAAAAATACCTGAATATATTTTAAATAAAAAACAAGGACACGAAAGATTATTAAATATAAATGTAGAAAGTTATTATAATAACTATGTATATGATTTACATATAGATGATTATATAGATTACAATATTGATATAAAATATTTTTATAATAAAGACATAAGAGAAAAAGTGTTTAACTTTTATATTAACGATTTTATTTTTTTCAAAGAAAATGGTTTTGATTACATAAATTAGGCGTTTTTAAATGTCCAAAGGTGTAAATAACAATTAAATATATTAACAATATATTAAGTATATAATAATGGACAGAATCGATAATTTGGATCAATTAGGTATAATTATTACTAATGAATTAAGCAATAATAAATTATATAATTTGTCACATATAATATCTAAATATGATGGTAATGATTGGTATGATCATATACATATTAAAGATCCATATAATAGAAAGATTGTTTATAAAAATGATAGTATAGAAATAATAGTAATAACTTGGTCAAAAAACCAATCGAGTAGGATACACACTCATCCAGAAAATGGATGTTTAATGAGAATATTATATGGAGAATTGATAGAAGAAAAATATAACAGAAATTTAGAATTATTAGGAAGAAGTATTATAAAAAAAGATAATATTAGTTATATAGAAGGAGATGTAATTACTCATAAAATAATAAATAGTAATCAAATATCAGTATCATTGCATATATATAGTCCTCCGAACTATAGTGCAAAATATTTTTAGTAACAATAATAAAAATATAATAGTATAATATAAGTCATAATTAAATGGTAAAATTAGTGAGCGTAGCAACACATTCAGATGGTTATTTACCTTGGTTACAGAAATCGTGTGATCGTCATAATGTAAAATTAAATATATTAGGATGGAATCAGAAGTGGCAGGGATTTGTATGGCGTTTTTCTCTAATGATTGATTATTTAAAATCAGTAGATCCGAATGAATTAGTTTGTTTTATAGATGCATATGATGTGATATTATTAAGATCATTAGATGATATAGAAGAATATTACAATAATATAGTGAAATTGACTGGTAAAAAGATAATAATAGCATCGGAAAACGCCCATAATCCATATATTAAACAGATGTCTGAATTTATATTTGATAAATGTAAAAATATACAGATTAATGCTGGAACATATATGGGCCGAGCTAAAGATATTTTAGAGGTTTTAACTGATATGAATTCTAAAAATAAACCATCGGATGATGATCAAGTCGTATATACCGATTATTGTAATAACCATCCTGATGTATTTTATATAGATCACGATAAGATATTTTTTTTAACAGTAGAAGATACATTTAATGATGTGATGCAAAATTTTGATATAAAAATAGAAAATAATGGTTCAAAATATCCAATAGTAAAATATATGGAATCGAGACCATTTTTTATTCACGGAAATGGAAATACATTATTAAACAGTGTAATAGAGAAGTTAGGTTATACGATAACGGAAGATGAAAATAAAAAAATAAATGGCAGTCATACGAAAATAATAATAAACAAAGTAAAATACTATGTGAAACATCTATTAAATATTTATTGGTATCATATAATTATAATTTGTATATTATTATTTATTATATATAGAAAATATTATAGAACTTATAATCTAATATAAAATAAAAAAGATATTATTAAATAACATATGGAAGATTTTGAGTCGTTTAAGGTAATGTTAAGAAAACTTGAACACGATAAAAATTTGGAAAATTGTGATATTTTATCTCATATATTAAATAATGCTATATATAATAAATTAGAAATCAAACAATTAGATGGTTCCTATTACTGGAATTGTGATCGTGTTAAAAATATTATTAATATACATCAAATTTCTATTGTCAATCATAATACTTTTTATAATGGAATAAAACCATATATTAATACTATTAATTTTAAAACAAAACAGATGTATTATGATAAGGAACATAAACAAAATCTTGAAGATTCTAAAAAATATGATACATATATGTATATGAATCAATTTAAAAAAATAATAGATCAACTTGATGATCTAAAAAAGAAAAATTAATTTTTATTATTATTTATAAATGAAAAATTATTTAGATTGTTTAGTATTATATTTTATTATTAACAATCATAAAATCGATGGCTTTAGTAGTATCTTCAATTAGAAGTTTATGTTTTTGTTTATCGAATTTAAATTTACTGACCATAGTATTTAATTCGTCATGATTAAATTCACGATGCCAGTTTTTCATTGGAACTGTCTTATATAATATAAATTTATAAAAATAGTTCCATTCATAATTTTCAATTTGTCTATTTGTGATGTTATCATATATTGGCATAACTAAATAGTCTGATATAATATTAATTACATCTTTCGGTATATAAACACTATTTTTTGGAATTAACATATTGTTATTATTATATGGTTTATCATCTAATCTATTACTAATAACATATTTTACAAGGGAACAAGTATTATCTAAAACGAAATTGTTTAGATATGGTTCAAATTTAGAACTAACATTTGTAAAATGTGTAGTGTGTTCATATGTTTCTTTAACATATTTTGGTATTGGATTCTGATCTAAAATTTGATTAAAATTATATTCAAATGATATAACCGACTTAAATCTATGTGATGCTAAACAAAAAATATAATATGTATATTTTTTTACATATTGTAATGCGTCAAAATTTTGTTGAATTGCAATTAAACACAGCTCTTCTGTTTGTTCTTTAACCAGTTTTAATGCTTGCCACGATTTTTCAACTGCATTTAAACAAATTTCTTCTGTTTGGTCTCTTACAAATGATAATACAAAAAAATCTATTTTAATTGCATCCAAACACATATCTTTTGTTTGGTTTCTAACAAATTTCAATGCATGACAAGATTTTTCAATTGCATAGTCATTCATTTCTTCTGTTTGATCATTTATATATTCTAATGATTCCCAAGATTGTCGAAGTGCATTCCAACATATTTCTTCGTTTTGTTCTTTAACAAATTCAAGTGCTTTCCAATGTTTATTTATTGCAATCAAACACATCTCTTCTGTTTGTTTTTTAATAAATTTAATTGCCTCCCAAGATTTTTGAAGTGCAATTAAACACATTTCTTCTGTTTGTTCTTGAATATATTCAAGTGTTTTCCAGTTTTTTTTAATTGCAACTAGACATATTTTCTCATTCTGTTCTTTAACTAATAAAAATGCTTGCCAATCTTGTTTGATTGCAATTAAACACATCTCTTCTGTCTGTTCTTTTATTAATCCTAATGATTTCCAGTTTTTTATAACAGCATCCAAAGATATATCTATTTCGTCGTTCTCACATAGAATATCTTTTATTTTGTGTAGTTTAACACTCTTTTTACTCGCTTTTATATTGTTGATAGATCGTTTCAAGTCAGTCATGGTTTAATAAAATATTTTTTTATATCAAACTATATATAAAAAAATAATATCAACTTTTTTATGTATATTATCATTATTATGGATCAAATATAGAGCATTTAATGATGCTAAATATAATATTATTGTGAGTAAATATAGATTATCAAGTTCAAGTATGAAATATATCGGTTTTTAGTTCTTTAAAAATATATATATATTTATATTATAACAATGAATAATGATGATGATTGGTACGATGAATGTAATAATGACTTAGAATTAAATAAAAAACTAATAAATCCTAATAATATATCTAGTAATTCTATTAACGACTTATTGATGATATATGAACCAAAAATAGAATTAAAAATAGAACCAAAAATAGAACCAAAAATAGAATTAAAAGTAAAATTAAAAGTAGAACCAAAAATAGAATTAAAAATAGAACCAAAAATAAAAAAACAAAAAAAATATAAAAATAATGATTGTGATTATGATTATGATGATAAATATGATAAATTAATGGATAAATATTACTAAAAAACTGGATTTATTTTTATTTTTTTTTTTTGAGACACATAAAATAAGATTGATTTAAAAACTGTAGTTAGAACTAAATTTAGATTTAAACACTATTATAATAATTTTCATAGGCTACACAATGATACGCATATATATTTCTTAAAACTTCCAAGACTCCGATAATACCATCTTCATCGATTTTTTCTATATCGATTTTATAATAACGATAGAGCATTTTTTTATATCGCTCATCAACAAGTTTGGTTTCAAAACCACAAACTCTAACCTTTTTTCCTTTTTTTGCGTTACATTCTTTACATAATATACGAATATTTTCTGGAATATGTGCTCCACCATAATAAAGAGCCAATATATGGTCGATTGTTAGCTCTACACCTTTTCCTGAACGTCCACAATTTACACATTTGTCTCTTTTTATTTTATCGGCGACACTTTTATAGTTATCAAAAGCCAATAAATAGCGTTTAAACTTATCAAAACCCTTTCCGTCTTTTTTCCATTTTTCACCATATTTTTTTTTCATTTCCTGTATAGATATTTCTTCCTCACTAGTTAATTTATGATCAATAGTTTTTTCTGTCCATTTTAAAGTCAGATCGAACCATCCTTCATCCTCACTAAAACTAAAATTATTTTTTTTTTGTATGAAAACAGGCCTTGGCACGTTCGATTTTGCTTGTTTTGCTGCTTCTTCTGCTGCTCGACTTGCTGCTTCTTCTGCTGCTCGACTTGCTGCTTCTTCTGCTGCTCGACTTGCTGCTTCTTCTGCTGCTCGACTTGCTGCTTCTTCTTTTTTAAGTCTGGCTTTTTCTTCTTCCACAAGGCTTGCTGCTATTTCATCTGCTTTATTTGTCGCTTCTCTGGCTCTTTTATTTGCTCGACTTTCTGCTTTCTTCTGCTGATTTTCCTTTTTTGCTTCTTTTTTAAGTCTGGCTTTTTCTTCTGCTTCCACAAGGCTGGCTGCTATTTTATCTGCTTTTATTGCTTCAAGTGTGGCTTTTTCTTGTTGGATTTGTCGGAAATAAGCCAATTGAGTATTAAAATTATTATCTTTAATCATGGAGGTATTCGCCATACCTATACTGGCTTTTCATGGAATGTATATTAAAAAAAAAAATCAATTTTTTAATAGGGCGACCCACCTTAAGTAATTATATGTGATGTTAAACATCACATATAATTACTTAAGGTGGGTCGCCCTATTAAAAAAGGGATCGAGGAAAGTTATACTCTTGATTGCTATATTATTTATAAATTATATAAGATGTTTAACATCTTATATAATTTATAAATAATATAGCAATCAGAGATAACTGTCCAAGATCAATTTTTTAATATGGTGTTAAAAGTTTAATAAAAAAATGTTTATATTTCTAATTATATGGAGCATATATATCACATATATTTGTTTCTTGTAAGCATTTTAAGATCTGTAATCCTATAAAATACATATCATATAATTCTACTTCATCATCGGATATTAATGAATCATATAATTCTGGTGAACATTCTATAGACCATTTAAATTTAGTATATGCTTCTCCAATAGTATAATTTAATTGTTCTAAAACAGTGCTGATTTTATATTTACCACCCAACAATTTCTCAATATCATTTAATTTACCAGTAATATATGGAATATGATTCTCAGTAAAATGATATTTTAGACCAATTGGATCATGTTGGTGTTCAATTATTTCTGATTTTGATATTGGAGTTCCATTCTCTTCAATATGTTTTACTATCACTTCTTCCATTGAATGAAAACAAGATTGACAAAATAATTCATCATATGTTGGTTCATAATTACATCCACATATATAATAATTATACCAATTATATATAGTTCCAAAATATTCGAAAATATTTGGACTCTGTTTATCTGTAAATTTACCACTAATAGAACCACAATAATAACGTCCCATTAAATATATAATATGTTTTAATATATTATATATCTAATAAATTAAAATATCAATTTTTTATATTGGCTCTCTACTGGTTTATTCTTTTTGATGTTGCACATCAAAAAGAATAAACCAGTAGAGAGCCAATATAAAAAATTAATTTAGTTAGTTTTGATCTGATGATACCATCACATTGATTTATGTTAATAGATGTTTCACATCTATTAACATAAATCAATGTGATGGTATCATCAGATCAAAACTAACCTTAATCAATTTTTTAAATTATATAAAATAATGTGACAATCAGAGATAACTCTCCAAGATCAATTTTTTGGTTTTCATCTATATCTATATTTATATTTATTTATTATAACTATGTTTATCTTTGGTGCAAGATAAATTATATGCATCATGAATTTCATTTTTTAGTTCCGATGATAGATCATCAAATCCGATAACTATTTTATTGTCATCGAATATGTTTTTACAATTTATTAATTCTTCATATAAACCATTTGTATGTGCAAATATATTTGCCAATGAAACAGTTCGACATTGTCTCTCTCCAGTTTGGATATCATTAAAAAACAAATAAACACCATATTTATTATCAGTCATAGTTTCAAATTTCTGGATCATATAACATCCATAATCATATTCATCCATATCAAAATATCTTATTAATGATTCTTGAATTTCATATTGTGTACCTTTTTTAGAATTTCTAAAAAAAAATATTTTTTTGCTATATGGATCATCTGGATTATTAAATTTATTAGAACCAAATAACCAATGTAATGGAATATTATTATTGTTTATAAAAATTTTAACGGATGATTTTACATCATTTATACAATTATTACAATATAACCATCCATACAATCGTCCTAATATTAGACAATTAACATCATTTTGTAATTTATCACAAACATAACAACGATTAATCTGTACAAATACTAATCTAATAGGTTCATGGTATTTAGATTCAATATATCCTTGGTCATCATTATGTTGAAAACCAACAAATTGGTTTGTTGTAAGCGGTTCGATGCACTTATCTTCTGTTACACATTTTTGAGGTAGATAATTTTCTGTAATAAAATTTGCATCTGATGGTGCTTCTACATCAATTAATTGGTTTTTAATGTCCTCCATTATATAATATATCTGTTTATTTATTGTTATATTGAGTTATAAATTAAAAGATCAATTTTTTATATGAGTTCTCTATTGGTCTATTATTTTTGAAACACATTGAAAATTATAATAAAAATTTATGTAGAATTGATAACACAAATTCTTCATCTAAAACAGTTTCATCATATGCAAATAAACAGCGATTACTATTTTTTATTTTACTTATTGTTAAAACATCTTTTTTGTATAGATCTATATATGCACAATTATATTTAGATGTTTCATGGTTTTCAATATTATAATTTTTATTTGTGATAAACATTGATTCAGTTTTTATTTTATAATTATTATCAAGAAACAATGTGGTTTTACTATCTCCATTAAAAATTTCTATGTAAAGTGGTAATATATTATTATTGAATTTACTATTTATAGAAAAT